ATTGATGCACAAGAAGTAATTGAACACGTCTTCCATACACTACACATGCACGGCTTACCTGCATTTGATTTAAAAATGTATCCAGAGTTTAGTGCAGACTGGCAGTCAGGCGACTTGTTTGCTGCAATTGAAGAAGCATATGATGCAGGTGTATTTGACCCCAGCGGTTATGTTGATGCAACTTGGAAAACAGACCCAGAACTATTTCCTGTAATTGCAAAAGAATACTTGTACTTGTTAAACTTTAGTATGTTTGAATACACCGGCTTATGGGACGGCGATAGTCTTGCTCCTGAGTGGAGTGATTCAATGCGTACACAATCAGGTATTCTTGCTAATAACCCATTGGGTTATGCATTGTTTAATACTTACATTGCACCGGTTATTAGTAAGCCTTCATTGGCAACTATTAACAGTATATTTGGCAACGGCAACACTCCAGCACAAGATAATCCAGCACTAGCAGGCGTATCAGGATATGTAGTTTCGCCAGAAGCAGCAAGTGGCGGATCTGATGTAGGTGCAGGCGATATTATCATTATTAGAAAAACAACTAGTGACGGCACATATCTTCCAGATCCTAACAGTTATGACACTGCACTAACAGGCGGTAATCTTAATTATTCAACTGCTACTGGGTTAAGAGCTGAAGATATTGTTATCGACGGTGATGGATTTGTAACTGCTACTACAAGCAGCGGTCCAGAAGAACTAGTTCCAGGACAATTACTTGACACTATCGATATTAAGGTATACGAAAGACCACAAAACGGTAGTAGCCAAATTACTTCAAGAAACTATACAGGTGATGGCGTAACTAAAACATTTAGTTTAGATACAACTCCTTTACAAGCAGCTAGTTTATTTGTAAAAGTAGGCTTTAATATTATATCTGCAGATGCCTACAGTATTGATTATGTTGCTAAGACGGTAACTTTTAATACTGCCCCTGCACTAAACGCTAAAGTACATCTTGCAGTATTAGGAGTAAGTGGTACAGATATATTAGATATTGATAACTTTGTTGGAGACGGAAGTACAAGTAAATTCTTAACTAATATAAGATTCGAAGAAAATCTTCAATACTTTATTACACTTGACGGTGTAAAATTAAACAACGTTATTGAAGAAAGCGATGCTACTTATGCATATCCTAATAGTGTTGTAATATCTTTAGCTACACCTCCAGCAGCTGGTAGTGTAATAAGTTACGCCTTCTTTAGCGGCGAAACACAAAACTTTAGTGAAATATCAATTGATACATTTACAGCAGATGGTAGCACAGTAGCATTTGAATTAAATCAAACACCGTTTAATAACGAACCAAGTGCGTGGTTTACTATTGTAAAAGTTAACAATAAAATTCTTAACGCAGGATACAACCGTAGATTTATAACAACTGCGGCAAAACGCGAATACCAATTAGAAGAATTCCAAGTACCACCAGGTGCAGTTAGTAATAAGCAGATGAAAGTCTTTTTAAATAACGTAGAATTAGCATATAATACTGATTGGACATTTACTGGTTCTAAAGTAAACGGTAATGGCAGTCTTGTTAGATTAAAGACTCGTGTTGCACAGCAAGATGGTGATATTCTAAATGTATATGTTCTAAATGACGGCGAATACAGATACGGATATTTTGATTCAGGCAACGAATTTATATCAACACTGGGAACATTATATTTCGATAGTGCATATAACGAAGGCGATGTTATTACAGTTTATCAGTTTAGTAATCACGATTCGCAAGGGTTTGATAGACAGCAATACGATGTAGTTGATAGAATTTCATTAACTGTAGGAACAAATGATTGGTATCAATACAATCACTTAACTGCTGGATTAATTGAATTATCAAAACCTGCACTAGATGCACAATATGTATGGATAACACTTAATGGTAATTTATTGATTCCAAGTGTTCATTACTATGTAACTGATAACAAGCGTTATGTTAAACTAATTGTAGAAATTGAAGCCAATGACGTAATTGAATTACTACATTTTGCAGATTTAACATCTGGAAACAAATATGGCTGGAGTCAGTTTAAAGATATGCTTAACAGAACACATTATAAACGTCTTGATGATAGAGACGGAATAATGCTAGCTGCTAATTTAAATTGGTATGATCAAAGTATTACAGTAACAGATGGTTCAACACTTCCTGAGCCGTCACCTACAAGTAATGTTCCTGGAATACTGTTTATTGCAGGTGAGCGTATTGAATACTTTGTAAGAAACGGCAATGTGTTAAGTCAGCTACGTAGAGGTACATTAGGTACAGGGGTTAAGGCAATCTATCTCGAAGGAGAAAATGTTTATAATCAAGGAGCTAGTTCAACTATGCCTTATAAAGATGAAACATTAACTGCACAGTTCTTAGCAGATGGAACAACAGCAACATATGCGTTAGACTTTATACCTAATAGTGTAAATGACTTTGAAGTGTTTGTAGCCGGCAAACGTTTGCAAAAAAATGTAATTAGTAGCTATAACTTTACTACCTTAATTGCACAAGACAGTCCAGAAGGTGATGCTACACTACCAGCAGAATTTAGTATAGATGGGTCTACACTAACACTATTAGAAACACCAAGCGAAAATGTTAAGGTAACAGTTGTTAGACGTACTGGAATAATATGGTCTGAACTCGGATTACGACTAAGTGAATCGGATTCAGACATTAGTAGATTCTTACGTGCAGCAACAGTTGACTTGCCGCGATAAATACAATAAGCAGGATGTAAAACAAATGACAGATAAATTAAATGAACAAAGTGGTGTGTTACTTCAAGGACACATTAAAATACACAATCCAGAGACTGGAGAGGTTATTGTAGACAAACGCAACGCTATTCATTATGAAAATATGAGTATTAGCCTTGCAGAAAGTTTAGGCAATGCCGGTACAGGTTGGATTTATCAAATGGGGTTTGGAAACGGTGGCACTAGTGTTGACCCAACAGGTATTATTACTTACTTGACACCAAACAGCACAGGCACAAATGCTAGTTTGTACAACGAAACATTTACTAAAGTAGTAGATGATAGAAGTGTAAACAATCTTGACCCTGCTCGTAACAAGATAGAAACACGTCACGTAAGTGGTACAAACTATACTGATATTTTAGTAACATGTTTATTAGATTATAGTGAACCTAACGGACAAGATGCTTTTGATACTGCAACAAGTGCAGATAGTTTGTATGTTTTTGACGAACTGGGACTAAGAGCATACAGTGCAGACGGAGCGGGTAGACTGTTAACACATGTTATTTTTCATCCTGTGCAGAAGTCGCTTAATAGGTTAATTCAAATTGATTATACAGTTAGAGTACAAAGTTTAACTGGCTTTAACGGGGAATAATTAGATGGCATATACAATACAATTTACTGATAGTGCTGATAAAGATCCAATTGTAGTTGAAGATCAAACAATCAATACAACTACAAGTATAAAATTACCAGGTAGAAATAGTACTGGTTACGGTGCGGCCATTGCAGAAGACTTACTACATTTATTAGAACATTTTGCAGGACCGACTGAACCTACTAATGCTATTGAAGGACAACTGTGGTATAATAATACTACATCTCAATTATTAATTTACGACGGTACAGTTTGGGTGTCAGCTAGTGGACTTAAAAAGAGTGCTACTGAACCAGATGCTGTATCGGCATTAACTGGCGATTTATGGGCCGATACTGATAATCAGCAATTGTATATGTTTACAGGTTCCACATGGATTTTAGTTGGACCAAGTTTTAGCCAAGGATTAACAACTGGAATCTTGCCTAGCACGATAATCGGACAAGATAACGTAGAATATACAGTTATTGAAGTACAAGTACGTGCAACCGTTGTTGCTATTATTGCGTTTGATACATTTACAGCTAAATCAACAATTACTGGATTTAGTGGCGTACAAATACGTCCGGGAATTAACTTAGCCAATCGAGACACAAATGGCGACGGAATTAACGATGTTAAATTCTACGGTACTGCTGAAAAGGCAGAAAGTTTAATTGTTAGTAACTTAGCAATTCCTGCAGCTAACTTTCTAAGAGGCGATGTAGAATCAACAACAACATTTCCGCTTAATGTTCAAAACAACAGCGGTATTGCATACGGCATTAACGCAGAGCTTAACATAGGTATTGAAGGTAGTGCAGGGGTTGTACAGCACAACATCGAAGGTTCAAATATTGACTTTAGAGTTAGAAATGCTGGAGATAGTAAGACTGTTTTAAGAATTGATTCGAATTTAAGAGTTGGTATTAACAATGAAGCACCTGACGAAGCGTTAGATGTTACTGGTAATGTTAAAACTAGTGGAATTATTACAACAAATAATGTTACAGAAAGCACTACAATTAGTAATGGTGCATTAGTTGTTAAAGGTGGTCTCGGTGTTGCTAAAAATCTAAATGTTGGAGAGTCAATCAAAGTACAAAAAGGTATAACACTGGGTAACAACGACCTAGTAGTTGATACCGCAGCAAGTGACTTAATACTACCAGACCTTAACAACACCAGAAGTATTGGTAGAAGTGATTTGAGATGGCGTAAGATATATGCAACTACATTTATAGGTACATTAGAAGGAACGGTGAGCGGTAGTGTTACTGGTAAATCCGGTAGTGCAGATAAACTCACATCAGCATCAACATTTAGATTCCAAGGCGATGTTGAGACTGTAGAAAATGTTTTTGACGGACAAACTGGTGGCGGCGTAAAATCTTTTAATTTAACAATAAAAAATACACTTATCAGTGCTAAAGAATCTGCCCAAGGCGGTAGTCTGTCAAGTGATGAATTTATAATTAATAGAACTAGCGGTGCAAGCCAAGGTTTAAAGAAAATATCAAGAGCTACGATATTTGCTGGTATAGCAGGGCTAACTCCTATTGGTAGTATTATGCCGTATGCAGGCCTTGCTGAACCAGCTGGTTGGAAGTTTTGTAACGGTCAAGAATTAAGTCGCGGCTATTACCAGGAGCTTTTTGCTTTAATTGATCTTACTTACGGACCAACACCTACTTCTGGACAATTTGCACTTCCAGACCTTAGAGGCAGATTTCCTCTAGGTAACTTATTTATGGGCGGAACTGCTCCGTCAGTTAGCGACCCAGACATTAGAAACAGAGGGTCAAATGCAAGCGTAGTGGGTGCAGTTGACGGTCTTTCTGCAGCAGAAATAGGCTTAGAAAATCTACCAGAACACCAACATGATTTAAAATCGTCCGGCGGTCAACAGTTTTATGTACATAGAGAAGTAGACGGCCGCGGCGAGTTACCAACAGGGGTTCAGGGTTCGACCCTACAAACTGGAGTCGAAGACCTTGCACAACGTCTGCCAAACAGTGGCGATGTTCTTATCCCAACTGGAAGTTCGTTTAGTACAGTAGGAGCACCGATTGACATTATGAACCCATTCCAAACTATTAATTATATTATCTTTACGGGAGTCATAGCATGAGCTATAAAATAAACAAAACAAATGGCGAACTGTTAGTAGAACTTACCGATGGTATAATTGACATAACATCTACAGATATTACATTAGTAGGTCGTAATTATAAAGGTTTTGGAGAAGCGTTTAATGAAAATTTTGTTAAAATAATCGAAAACTTTGCATCAACTAGTGCTCCGAGTAATCCGTTAAAGGGACAATTGTGGTATGATAATAGTGAAAATAGATTAAAAATTTATGATGGCGTTACTTTTAAAACAGCAGGATCTCCAACAGTAAGTAGCACACAGCCTACTAATCTTGTATCAGGTGATCTGTGGATTGATAATGCTGAAAATAAACTATATTTTTGGGATGGCACTGATTTAGTATTAGTAGGTCCGCAATATAATGCAGCGCAGGGCAAAACAGGCGTTGAAGCAGTCACAATGGTTGATACTAGTACTCAGATTAGAACTGTACTAGCATTGTATATCGGCGGCGTACTTGCTGGAATATACAGTAGATTTGAATTTACTCCGGCAGCAGACTATGTTATACTTCCGTATGCTGCCAACCGTATAATAAAAATAGGATTTAATCCTACAGTTGTATCAGATTTTAAATGGCAAGGTACTGCCGCTAGTGCTGAAGCATTGATTGATGCAGAAGGCACAGCATATGCAACTTCTGACTTTGTAAGAACTAATGAGCGAGACGGATTAAACGCAGTAGTCGACCAAGAAATGGAAGGTGCTTTATTTGTTAAAGGCGACAATGGATTAATTGTTGGGTACGGTGATACACAATATGCTGCATTTAAAACAATAGACAGCGGAACTACAACATCAATCGAACTTAAACAGCTAAATTATGATTTTTCAATTAGAGTTCCAGTAGGTAGTGACTATATTGAAGCATTTACACTTGATACAAGTACACAACGAATAGGTATATATCAAGATACACCATCAGTTGCACTTGACGTTACAGGCGACGGTAACTTTACAGGAAACCTTACAGTAGGCGGCGATTTAATTATTGAAGGAACAACTACCACAGTTAATACTGCAACAATGACTGTAGAAGACTCTAATATTGAATTAGGAAAAGTTGATACTCCTACTGATACAACTGCAAACCAAGGCGGCATTACTCTAAAGGGTGCAACAGATAAAACAATTAATTGGGTAGAATCAACAGGAAATTGGACATTTAATCAAAACGTAGATTTAGTTGCTAGTAAAGAATATAGAATTGAAAACACACAGGTACTTTCTAAAATAAAATTAGGCGACACTGTTGCTACAGCTAACGGGTTGACTAGTATAGGTACGTTAGGAAGTTTAAGTGTAACAGGTAATGTTGATTTGGGTAGTATTACTTCTCCAAGTGCGCTTAATATTAGTTCTACCGGTGTTATTACGATTAATAGTCAAAGAATTACAGGATTAGCAACACCTACATCTCCAGCAGATGCAACAACTAAAGCATATGTTGATACAGCAGTTGCTACTGTACCGGTTGCATTTTCTCTAGACATTACTGGGTTAACTAGTCCAAATGCAGCAGGGACTGGTAACGGTCCAATTACTGATGTTAGAAACATATTAGAAAGTATTAGTTCTGCTTCTTCGGCAAGAGAAGGCACTGTTGCCAAGATTCATTGCACCAGTTATGCCGGTGCAACTGTTACGGGTATTAACGTAACAGTTACAACAAACGGTACTGGAGTATTACAAAAATCTACTATTGCAGTTGACAGTGCGGGCACACAAAACGAATCAGTGATACAAGACATTGCAGCAGCAAATCCAGCATCGGGTACGGTAGTTTTATCTCCGACACGATACACAATGACATTTACAGTTACGGGCGCTACCTGGTTGTGGACCAGCACAAGCGTTTATCCTTAACTTGCGATAAATACTAACAGCAAGGGGTTATTTAAATATGGCGTATACAATTAACAAATACAATACAAATCAGTTAACAATCGTACAAGATGGTACGTTGGATCAAACAACTGATATCAAGCTAGTTGGTAAAAACTATGCAGGTTACGGTGAAATACAAAACGAAAACTTTGTATTCTTGCTAGAAAACTTTGCAGGTGCCAATCAGCCACCGAGGGCAATTACAGGTCAAGTTTGGTTTGACACTGCAAACAGCAAATTAAAGTTCAATGACGGTACTAAATGGCGTACAACGGGCGGTGCAGAAATTAGTGCTACTGCTCCTGCAGGTTTAGCGACTGGAGACTTTTGGTGGGATACTGTTAATGAACAGCTATATTCATACAACGGTGCAGACTTTGTATTAATTGGTCCGCAGGACGCTGGTTCCGGCATTACACAAATGCAAAGTAGAACAGTACGAGATACCCTTGCAGTTAGTAAGAGTATTATTGCAGCAACAGTAAACGACGAAGTAATGTTTATTATTAGTCCTGTAGAATTTACAATTGATAGTGCTGATGCTGAAAATGCTATATCAGGATTTGATGTTGTACGTGCCGGAGTAACCCTTAAAAATACCCTTAATGCAACAGCTGGTGTTACAAGCGGAACACAACGATTCCACGGTACTGCTACTAATTCTGAAAAATTAGGAGGATTGTCAGCATCTAATTATGTCACTGCTACACCAGGATCGCCTAGTGTGTTTACAGAGATTACAAACTTCCAAACTGATGCTGGTATTGCAATCGGTGCAGGGTTAGATCTTAAAATCTACATTGAAAATGACAATCAAGGTGTTATTGCTAATTCACAAGGCGATGAAATCCGTTTTAGAACTAAACAAAGCGGCGGAGCAACTAAAAATGTTATTACGTTTAAGCCCGGCGTAGTTAAACCAGGCCTTAATGCTGCCGGAACAGCAGTTGAGTCAGTAACTTTAGGCGATAGCAGTAATAAGTTTGCAGCAGTATATGCAACAAATATTTACGGAATTTCAGAAAAAGCAAGTGCCCTTATAGTTGGAGGCACTGCAAGAATTGGGTCAGTTGACACCATTGGTACAGGCACTAGTAGCAGTGTTGCAGTGCGTGATGGCTCAGGTAACTTAAATGCTGTATTATTTCAAGGTACAGCAACAAGTGCTCGTTATGCCGACTTGGCAGAAAAATATACAACAGCAGAAGAACTAGCACCAGGTACCGCAGTAGCAGTATGTGCTTGCGAAGACCACGATGTAGAACCTGCAAAAGCAAGTGATCATTGTATTGGTGTAGTATCAACAGATCCGGCATACATGATGAACAGCGATAGCGAAGGACAATATATTGGTCTAAAAGGTCGTCTTCCTGTGCGTGTTAAAGGTGCTGTTAAAAAAGGTCAAGCAGTTTATGCAATGGCAGACGGCGTATGTACAACACTAGCAACGACTGCTCTAGTAGGTATTGCTCTGGAATCAAACGCAGCTGAATCGGAGAAGCTAGTCGAGTGCGTTTTAAAAGTATAAATAAAGTACATAGTTAAAGAGGAATAAGCATGGCAGTAACAGTAGGTCAAAACATTGGCGAAGCAGAATATACCACATTGAGATCGGGTATTAATCTTGTTATGGGAACTCCTACTGGAACTGGTGCAGGAGCAGCTGGATATAATCAAGCAATAACTGCCCCGACAGTTAACCCAGGAGATAAAGTTACAGCCGCAGCATGGAACGCACTTAAAGCAGATGCAGATAAAGCATATACGCACCAAGTTGGTGCAGCACCAGACCCTGCACTTGCTACTGTAAACACTGATACTGGTATTACAAAAACAATACATGATGCACTTGAAACTGTAGTTAACTTTATTAAAGATGGAGGTAATAGGTTTTCACTAGGCGCAGGACAATTTACTACAGTATCTGCTAGAAGTGCAACAAAAACTAACTGGAACGGTACACAGACACATGATGTTACATATACCTGGGCCAGTGCAAATGCTGCAAAGGCATTTTTTAATGCAGGCGGCAAACTTACATTTACGTCGACTTTATCTTATACAGGTAGCGAAGCAAAAACTGTAGACTGGCGTACAATGATGGATCCGGGTACTATTACTATGAATCATATTGATGTTACCAAATCAGGAGCAAACGGTACAATTACTAATAGTAGTGGGTATTATGATTTAGCTGGAGAAGTAGAAATTATGAATCGTAACGGTGCAAATCCATACTCAGAAAATCGTTATAAAATCTTTGCAAGTGCAATCACCAACGGTGTTCAAATCCGTATGCAGTATCAAGATAATGACGTTGGCGACCAAACTGGTACCGGACCGGCAGTTGACGAAAATGTTCAGGGTACATTAACTAGTGCATTAAGTTATATTCGTCCAACCGGTACAAATGTGCAAGTAGATGCTCCTACTATTGCAACTGGTGCAACAAATACTTTCTAATTTTACTTGACAGGCTTTAAATTATAGTATATACTAGTACTATATGAGGAGTTACCGATGGACGAACGTTTAGCTAAAGCATTAGAATTTTCTAACTTTCTAGAAACACAAAATAATCAAAAGCGTATTTTTCTTGCACAGTACAAAGAAAATCTTGTACATTATACTCACGGACATAAGTTTACAGTAACACAAGAACTAATTAATTTTTGCCATACGCTATCTTGTGTGTATCCAATTCATGCAGTAATATTAGACGACAACAATATCCCTTTTACTATTACAGACATTGATGAATTTACCAAAGAACTAATAGGTGTGTATGTGTTTGCATCTCGCAAATATGCTGTCGATTATGAAACAATTAAACAAAATAGATCAGTGCAAGGGCTAGTCGATCTATGAAGCAAGGCATAGTACTCTTTGCATTTAATAATAGTGATATTGACTATGCAAAACAGGCTATATATTGTGCAAAGCGAGTAAAACAATATCTCAATCTTCCGGTTCAGTTAATTACAGACACTGTTGATTATATTGAATCTACGTACCCGTTTTATAAACGTTATATTGATGTTATAACTTATACTGCTGCACCTAGTAACAATTCTATTAAAACATTTAACAACGGAATATATTCCAGTAAAAAATTAGAGTGGAAAAACTCTGCACGTAATAGTGCATACGAGTTAAGCGTATTTGATAAAACAATTGTAATTGATAGTGATTTATTAGTATCAAATGATAAGTTATTAGCATGTTTTAATACTACCGAAGATTTTATGATTGCAGATCATTATAACTTAGTTAATCAAGGCACAGAACCTAGTTTTGATAGAGTAAGCGATAAAACTATTCCAATGTATTGGGCTACTATATTGTATTTTACAAAAAGCAATACTGCAAAAACTGTTTTTGATTTAGTAAGTCACATTAAAGAAAATTATAATTACTACAGAACAGTATACGATATCACAGAGTCTAAATTTAGAAACGACTTTGCATTTAGTATTGCAGTGCATATGATGCGTGGATTTGAAAATAGCACACAATGGCCTAAACAATTACCTAGTGATATGTGGGTATCAACGGATAAAGATATTTTAATAGATGTTAATAGCAACGTTATTAAATTACTTGCACACAAATCATATGATTATCTTCCAGTAAAACTTACAGATGCAACAGTTCACGTTATGAACAAGTTTAGTTTAAACTCTTTCATTGACAAGGAGTTTGCAAATGAGTAATGGTGTATGTGTACTTGCACAAAATAATAGTAAAACAGATTATGTACAACAAGCATATGCATTAGCATTAAGTATTCTTGCAACCGCACCTAACACAAATATCAGTATTGTGACTGATGATGCAATTCCGGATGCATATAAAGATGTGTTTGATCAAGTTATTTCTATACCTTGGGGCGACCTAGCAAAAAAATCTGATTGGAAAATAGATAATCGTTGGAAAATTTACCATGTGACTCCTTATAGAAATACGCTAGTGTTTGATGCTGATATGTTAGTGTTAGATAATATTACCCCAATATGGGAAAACATTGATCCTCTTATTTTTACAAATACAGTAACTACATATAGAAACGAATTAATAACTAATAGGTACTATAGAAAAACATTCGATTCAAACAATTTACCTAATATATACACCGGTATGTATAAATTTTCAAAATGCGACGAAGCTCATAATTTTTTTAAATTATTAGATGTAATAATGCAAAACTGGAAAGTATTTTATCAACAATATGCTCCTAAAAATATGCAAAATTGGAATAGTGTAGATCTTAGTGCCGCAGTTGCACTAAAGATTTTAGACTCTAAAATTAATAATGATCTAACATTTACTCATATGAAACCTCAAGTACAAAATTGGCAACATTTACAGAGTAAATGGACTGATGTGCTGCCTGTAGATTTTGGTAATAATAAACTTTATATTGGTGGATATAAACAATCAGGCATTTTGCATTATGTTGAAGATGAATTTTTAACAGCAGATGTGTTAAAATGGCTTGAGGAGTGTGTATAATGTATTATATCTATTATAACAATGCTGGCGCAATTACAGCAGTTGCTAATATAACAGACGATTCTTTTGGCGAATATTATATTGAAGTTGATTTACAAACATACACTGACTTTTCAAACGGCATCAAGCAAATATTAGATTACATTGTAATTGAAAATGCAAAAATAAAAGGTAAGATGCATATTGTACTTAAAGACATCGACAAGGCAGAAGACCAAGCACAGTCTAGAGGTATTGTTGTTAAACAAGCAATAGAACATAATGCAATTATTTTAAATCAAGATTTAAATAACGGTACTTGGACAGTTACGAGTACAATGGATGATATAGTATGTGCAATGTTTGCACAAGGAGAAAATTATATTAAAGAGTACTATGTAGTTGATCCTAGCAATCGATTTATACTATTAGATACATTGCAAGTTAATTTGAAAACACTTGCATTATGCGATAATGTTACATTAGAAAATTATAATACAGAAGTATGCAAACAGCGGGTAAGCCTTTTGTGTAGCGCACATCATGTAAAACACATACATAATGTACAGGAGTAATAAATGAGAATTATTGATTACGATATTATCTATCTGTCATACGACGAACCCAATGCAGAAAAAAACTATGCCGACTTACTTACTAAAGCACCTTGGGCAAAACGTGTTCATGGTGTAGAAGGTAGTGACGCAGCGCACAAAGCATGTGCAGCATTAAGCGAAACAGATCGTTTTATTACTGTCGATGGTGATAATATTATACGTCCTGGATTTTTACAGCAAGAGTTAATTATTTCCGCAGGCAGTGATTTAGAAAAAAGTGTTATTAGTTGGTGCGGCAAAAACGAAATTAACGGATTGATGTATGGCAACGGTGGCCTCAAATGCTGGCCCAAAGAATATGTTCTTAACATGCGTACACACGAAAATGCAGATGCTGATAATATAGCGGCTCAAGTAGACTTTTGTTGGGACTTACAATACATACAGCAAAATAGTTGTTACTCTGATGTACACAATAATGCTACTACACAGCAAGCATGGCGTGCTGGATTTCGTGAAGGTGTTAAAATGGCACTAGATCAAGGAGCAAAACCATCCAAAGAACAATTCCTTAAAAGCCATTGGAAAAACTTGCATCGTTTATGGATTTGGCTAATGGTAGGTGCTGATGTAGAAAACGGACTATGGGCTATCTATGGAGCTCGCGAGGGGTTGTATAAAACTATGTGTACAGACTGGGACTATGTACAAGTTCGTGATTTTAAATATCTTAACAGTCTTTGGGATAATGAATACAGTAAAATTACAGAAGATATGTTGAGGTATGAAATTATGGGATTAGGTGAAACACTAATACATGAACTTGATCTTCCTATTGGAGTAACGCCATTAGATGCCGGACAAAGTAAATTCTTTAAAACAGTATATCAAAATCCCAGCAGAAATCCTGCAGAACAATTTGTAATAGATCCAGAATGATTGATTTAGATAAATTACCACAAGTTAAAAAAGAATTAGATGCAGTTGGCTGCGGATTCTGTTTGGCTAAATGGACACAGGTGACTATGCATCTTGGATCAGGATTAACGCATAGTTGTCATCACGTAGGTGCTCATAAAATTCCATTAGATGAACTTGCAGTTAATCCAAGTGCATTGCATAACACTAATTTTAAAAAAGAAATTAGAAAAGAAATGCTTGCAGGCAAGCGTCCTACTGAATGTGACTATTGCTGGCGTATTGAAGACAATACTAATAATTTTAGTGACAGAATAACTAAAAGTTCAGAAAAGTGGAGCACTATTGATAAAGATAAGATAATCGCAGCAACAGGTGACGAAAATATATATCCAAGATATGTAGAAGTTAGTTTCTCAAATGTATGCAATTTTAAATGTACTTATTGCGGCCCGGCGTTTAGTAGTAAATGGACTGAAGAAATAAAAGCAAATGGTGCTTATATATTAAAAAATAATCATTATAATAGTATTAAAGAAACAGAAATTCCTATTCTTGAAAGAGAAGAAAATCCGTATATTGAAGCATTCTGGAAATGGTTTCCTGAAGCAGTACAGCATATGCATGTATTTAGAATTACAGGTGGCGAACCGTTATTAAGTAAACACACTAAGCGGGTTATTCAATATTTAATTGAAAATCCTCAGCCTAATTTAGAATTTGCTATAAACAGTAATGCATGTCCTCCAAACTTATTATGGAAAGAATTTGTTAATTCTATAAAAGAATTAGAAGCTTCAAAATCTATTAAATCATTTAGTTTATATACAAGTGCAGAAAGTGTTAAAGGGCAAGCTGAATACAGTAGAGACGGAATGGATTGGAAATTATTTGATTCAAATATTAAATACTTTTTGGAACAAACTACTGATATCAAGGTTTGTTTTATGAGTGCATTTAATATTTTAAGTTTGCCCACAATCCACAAGTTTGTTCGTCATATAGAAAAATTAAAACGAGACTTTGGCGAACGAGTAGTTATGGATTTTGCATATGTTAGGCATCCAGAGTTTCTTGACATTAAAATTGCAACTGAGGAAATGATTGAAACATATCTAAAGACTACTATAGATTTTATGATCGAACGAAGAAAAAAGAACAAGCGATTTAAAATGGATGAGATTTTAAAATTACAAAGAATATACAACGATTGCCTTGCTCGGTTCAAAAAGAAAATTAATGTAAATGCGGATAGATTTAGATTTGTGCAATTTATAAATGAATACGATCGTCGTAGAAATAAAAACTTTTTAGAAGTATTTCCAGAGTACAAAGAATTTTACAAGCTATGTGAGAACAGCAATGTATGATGTAATTTTTATAAGTTATAACGAAATCCAAGCTGATGTAAACTGGAATAACCTAAAAGCACAAGTGCCGTGGGCTATGCGTGTTCACGGAGTTAAAGGAATACACCAAGCACACATTGAAGCTGCAAAAAAAGCATTCACTCATATGATATGGATTGTTGACGCCGATGCACTTATTGTAGATGACTTTGATTTTTCTTATGTTCCAAACCGAACTAATAAAGATGCTGTACATGTTTGGCGTGGTCGCAATCCTATTAATGATCTAGAATACGGCAACGGTGGTGTAAAATTGCTTCCTAGAATAGCAACATTACACATGGACACTAGTAAACCAGACATGACCACTAGTATCAGTACTAAATTTATTCCTATGGAACAAGTTAGTAATATTACTGCATTTAATACAGATGAATTTAGTACATGGCGTAGTGCATTTAGAGAATGTTGCAAACTTGCAAGTGCAGTTATCGATAGGCAGCAACAAGACGAAACCAACACACGACTAGCTGCGTGGTGCAGTGCTACAGGAAGAGATCGTCCGTTTGGTGACTATGCAATTCAGGGTGCAAGAGCAGGCCGTAAATATGGTGTTGCTAATCAAGGCAATATCGAAGCACTAAAAAAGATTAATGACTTTGATTGGTTAAAGGAACAATTTGATGCAAACATTTGAATTATTAGATAGATTTGAATTGTTATACCCTGACAGCAACATATCAGAGTTGCGCAGGGCGTATATTGATAAAGACCTAAGCAGTATATTTAAAATTATTACAGACGAAAATAAAGATGATCTTCGCAAACTAATTATGGAAGATAATACTTGGAAACTTTGGCCTATATTAGAGCGATATACTGATACACAATTTACAGCAGCATTTAAAAGTTTTTTTGTAAACAATACAGAAATATGGGACGATTGTTTTAGTAGAGGGCAATTAGAAAGCAAGTTGTGGTTAGTGAACGAATTACAAAAAACTAAAGTTGATTTAGGCACAGTTTTTCTTTGTGCAGGATGGTATGCTACTCTTTCAGTAATGTTATTTGAAAGCAGCATCAAAGTTGATAAGATCCGTAGTTTTGATATTGATCCAAAATGTGCTAAAATTGCCGAGGTATTTAATAAACCTTGGTTTGAGGACAACTGGCGGTTTAAAGCAAGTAATGTTGATATCATGGATTTTGATTGGTCTGAAGTTCCGGCTCCTAGTGATGGGACAATAGGTAATTTTTATTATATGACAGACTCAAATAGTAAACAAGTTCAAATGCGAGATAATCCAGACACTATTATTAATACAAGCTGCGAACACATACCTAATTTTACAGAATGGTATAATAAAATTCCAGTAGGAAAATTAGTAGTACTGCAAAGTAATAACTATTTTGAAGTAGACGAGCATGTAAATTGTAGCGTAGATTTAGAAGACTTTAGCAGGCAAACGTCAATGTCTTCTACATTGTATGAAGGTGAATTGCAACTTGAAAAATATACGAGGTTTATGAAAATTGGATATAAGTAATCTTACACTCAGACAGCTCCAGACTGAAAGTGCCCGTGCGATAAGTACTATGGAAGCTACAAACAATAACATATATCAGTTTAATAAACAAGCACATCATAATAGTCAAAATTGGTACACCTCGGTTATTAAATGGTATATAGAACAGTACGGCGACTTACCGAGTAAAGTTGGTCCTGGTAAAGATGTAAAGTTAATATTGGAATGACAATGAACATAATTAAAATTTTAAAAGAAAATAAAAAATCTATAATTGAGCAATCAGTAGAATGGATTAAAAAATCTTATCCTAATCGTACTACTGAATTTGAAAAGTGCTATAGAGATATTGGTTATGTGTATGATGCATGGATATATGATTTAGAAAATACTAATACTGCTAGAACACAGAATATTACCAGTAGATTTTGGAACAGAGGAAAGTCTCAGTTAAGAACAACTGGTGTTGAAGTAAAAACTTATAAAATAATTAATACTTTGATAAACGAAATTTGTCCGTCTGTTGAAGTTGATAGCTTAATATCTATTACAATAAACAATATTTTAAATAAACCAATTTATGAATTAGGGTCTTTCGAATATCTCGCAAATAATAGAATCAATACATATAATTGGACAGATCAAATACCTGAACAGCATTTAATAGATGATATTGTAAGAGGTATACACACCTACGTGCCAAGTAAACAGCGTCGAGTTAGATACGATTTACGTATTATTCCTACACATACACTGCCTGAGTTACAACAAAAGATGTACAGAGGCACTGAAGCAGATCCAGGTAATCCAAAATCAAGATATAATCCTCAGGTACTTGCACCTTATGTTCTTGCCTTTGGCATTAGAGGAACTCCGCAAGACGGAGTTGATAAAAATTACTATTTCTATGAAGCAGGAGTTGAAATAGGGCTTGCAGCAATGTATGTTAGTCTTGCTGCTCCTGCTGTTGGATTGGCTGTTGGATTTTGCGCTTGTATACAAAACATGCACGACATGGTTGAGGATATTGGAATAACTCCTCTATTATATTTAGGAATTGGTTATAAATCTGAGGCTCTTACATATCATTGCCCGGTATATAACGCCGAAGCTCGCATACCAGATAGCAATGATTATAAAAAACCTCCTATAGAAGAATACATAAAATATGTATAAGTATGAAGATATAAAAGCAATTCATCTTGAAGTAACTCAAAATTGTCAAGCTAGTTGTCCTATGTGCGACCGTAATATGAATGGCAAAGGCATAAACCCTCATATCAACTTAGATGAACTTTCATTAGAAGATTGCAAAAAAATATTCTTGCCAGAGTTTATTGCACAGCTTAACACAATGTATATGTGTGGAAACTTAGGTGATCCTATTGTTGCTCGTGATACCTTAGAAATATTCAAGTACTTCCGTGAACACAATACTAACATGTGGCTGAGCATGAATACAAATGCAGGAGCAAAGAATGGACAATGGTGGAAAGAACTTGCAGAAGTTTTTGGAAGGACAGGAGCCGTTATTTTTAGTGTTGACGGCTTACGCGATACTAACCATATCTATCGTCAAGGCGTTGTATGGGACAATGTAGAGCGTAACATGAAGGCGTTTATTAGTGCAGGCGGCAGAGCTCGTTGGGACTTTTTAATATTTGAACACAACCAACATCAAGTTGAAGAAGCAGAAACACTTGCTAATGCGTGGGGCTGCGAAAAGTTTATGAAGAAAAAGACAGGCCGTTTTATTACACAAGATTCAAAGAAAAAAGAATCGCACCAAGCAGTTGACAAAAAAGGAAAAGTGGCGGCAGAATTAAAAAAACCTGATATTAAATACCAAAATAATGCATTAAAGACTCAAGAAAAAGTAGAAAAGAAATATAATAGTATGGATGCATACTATGATAGAGCTCCTATTATTTGTAAAGTAAAGAAAGACAATAGCTTGTTCATTACAGCAGAAGGTCTAGCATTGCCTTGTTGTTGGACAGCCGGGCGAATGTACAAATGGTGGCACAAAGATCCTAAGGTAGAACAGATATGGGACTTTATTCCTAATAAGGGTGCGTTAGATGCACGTAACGGATTAGCAGCAGTATTTGACACAGGTATATTTGACAGAATACAAGATAGTTGGAGTAAATCTAGTTGCGCGGATGGTAAACTAAAGGTGTGCAGTATGAAGTGCGGCGCCGAGTTTGACCCTTTTGCAGAACAGTTTAAATAAGTATTAGCATGACAGATAAAAAATACCCTTCAGAAACATTTTGCCTTCTACCGTGGGTACACCTTAGTACAAGACCGGACGGAAGTATGCGTGTTTGCTGTACAGCTAATGCCAGTAGCGTCGGTGCCACTAATGATAAAGAGCACGGCGGCCAAGTTGGCATTCTTAAAACAGATGACGGCAAACCTAACAACTTAAATGTAAGCGATTTTGAAACTGCTTGGAATAGCAATTACATGAAAAATGTACGCAAACAAATGCTTGCAGGCGAAAAGCCACCTAGCTGTTTAAAATGTTATAAAGAAGAAGCAGCTGGACACCGTAGTAAGCGACAGTGGGAAACGCACTATTGGAGTCAACGTGTTGATCTTGATAAAATACTTTCTGATACACAGCCCGACGGCGAAGTACCACCCAACTTAGCATACATTGATTTGCGGTTTGGGACAAAGTGTCAACTTGCATGTATTATGTGTAGCCCACATGACAGTAGTGGATGGATTAAAGATTATAAAGCAATCTTTCCTAGTGTAAAAAATGAATCACTTAAAGAGATCATGCAGTGGCAGGATAAAGGTAGTACTAATGGCAGTAGTTATAACTGGCACAAACAGAATCCTACATTCTGGAAACAGTTCTACGAGCAAATGCCAAGTATGCAACAGATCTACTTTGCAGGCGGCGAAAGTCTCATTATTGAAGAACACTACGAGATACTCGAATACGCTATTAAAATGGGTTATGCAAAAGATCTAGAACTTCGTTACAATTCAAACGGTGTTGAGTGGCGGGATGATTTGTTTGACTTATGGAAAGAATTTAAACTAGTACGTTTCCACTACAGCATAGACAGTATCAAAGAAATGAATGACTACATTCGTTATCCTAGTAAGTGGAGTCGTCAAGAAGAAGTATTCCATTTGTTAGATACACAAACTAGTGACAATGTCGAAGTTACTATTGCATGTGCAGTACAAGCACTAAATGTATATTACTTGCCAGACTTTATTCAATGGAAGTTAGAGCAAAAGTTTAAGAAAGTTAATATGTGGCCATTTGGTGCCGGCGGAATTAGTCAGCACTTTGTATATTGGCCAGCTCATTTGAACGTCAAGAGCTTGCCTGCAGACTTCAAAGCCAAGTGTAGAGAAAAATACGAATCATGGTATCCTTGGTGGGAAGCAAACTGGGAGTTAGGTATTCCAGAATGGCACAAAGGCAAAGTAGATTATAAGCAATTCCGCAGTGCAGAATATGGCATTAAGCGACTTAACGGCATTCTTAGTTTTATGGAAAGTGAAGACTGGAGTCAACGTCTGCCTGAGATGAAAGAGTTTTTAGGACTATGTGATAAGCAACGCGGTATTACGTTTGCTGAGACATTTCCAGAAATGATTGAAATCTTTAAGGATGCACAGTGAAACTTGGTATTGTAGGTAGTAGTTTTAGTGTAGGAAGTCACTTAAATCCTGCTACAGGAAAAAACGATCTTGCATTGCCGTTTGAAACTTGGATTAAAAAGTATAGCAATATAGAAGTTGTGAATGCAGCCTGTGCAAGCAAGGGCACAGAATTGTATTTAAATAAAGTGTTGTATCTAAAAAAACAGCATAATATTGATACATTACTAATGGAAATAATTAATAATAGATCGATGCTTAACTTTAAAACACAAACTGAATCTTATAAAGTTATATGGAAAGAACAAGACATTGATACTATAATCAACGATGTATTTAAAGATAGTGTAAGTATGTATCAATATCAGCGTTATATACATCAAGAAATAGATTACACTACGTTTGGGTCTAAATCTGACTATAAGACCTGGAAGAAGTTTCAAGAAAGTATTGCTGTTGATTGGACAATGAATGAATTTTGGGCATTAATAGATATGAAACACACAGTTGACTTGTGTGAATTATTAGGCATTAGAGTAATAGCATGGGCAAAAAATTGGCATATGGAACAAATACCTACGTTTAACAGTGTTATAGGCAATCAAACGTATATTAAGTTTGGCGACTTTATGAACGCACACGACTATTATAAAAACAAATATGGTAAAGAAAATATACTTTGTGATCCTGCACATTTTACAGATGCTATAAATGAAGAAATGATTAAAGATTTTATTTTACCAAAGCTAGAAGAAAGGCATAGTTAATGTTAGCGAATATCAATACAGCAGAAGATATTGCCAATCATAAGAATTATAAATTAGAATACGAGCATTGGTTAGCTGATTTAAAAGACCCTTTGATTAAACAAAATATTTCAAAGAATTTTCAAAAAGCACAAGTGTTTGAAGAAGCATTTACTAAAGAAGAAATTAGTTGGATGTACGGATATGCATTTAGTCGTTGCAATACAGTAAGACACAACGATAACGGTACAATGTTCATAAGCGGTAACCTACAAGGAGTATACGAAAAGTTTGCAGATCGTATTAATCAAATGGTACCGGGTGCAGAAACATCACCTGTTGTAGGTGGCAATTTCTTTATCACTCCTAGTCAGTATGGGTTACACAACGATAGTACTAGAGAATCAGATTGGAAAAATAGTTTAACTAAAACTCCTATAGATCACAAGGGCCGCAAATATGTACCCTGGCGTAATATTATTATTCCATTGTTTACTGCACCTGCTAACATAGAAAGCCATGCTGTGTTTTTTGATCAGCGTCATGTTGATTTTGCCCACGTGTATCATCACGGTAAAAAACCAGAACAAACTGTTGCAACAACATATCCCATTGTAGATAATCACGTTGACATTGATTTTTATTTGTTAGATGGCACAGTACAAGATAAAACATCAAATCTTGTAAAATATAACAAAGAACATTACGATGAATATTTGTACTACACTCCATACAAACGCTTAACAGGATTAACGCCTGAACTAACTTGCGAGTGGAAACCTCGTGCTCCTATTGTGTTTGATGCTGTGCAATTGCATGCAACAAATAAAGGTCGACAGGATAATCATTGGACAACTAAGATGGGATTGTTATTAACGTTTCTCAGAGAGATAAAATGAATTTAGATACCGTTTGTCCTGCTGTGTGGGATCACCTATGCGTAAACACAATGGGCAAAAATCGTTTATGCTGTAATGCTGTTACACAAGACAAAGACAAATTTATTGGAAATCTTGATCAGCATTGGAATGATCTGAGAGACGGTGTTAAGAAAGAAATGTTAGCCGGCAACCGTCCAGACATTTGCAAAAGTTGCTGGAAAAAAGAAGAATCTGGAATATCTAGTTTACGAGATCAATTTATTGAAAATTATAAGAATCAAGGTATCTGGGATAAATTTGTAGATGACATTCCTACAACAAAAAAATATCCAGTAGAACTTGATCTAAAATTAGGAAATTATTGTAACCTAAGTTGTAGAATGTGCAGTAGTTATAGTAGTAGCGGTGTTGCAAATGAATTTCAAAAAATACTTAAAGAAACTGGTGTTGATCTAGGACTAGACGAGCACGAAAAAACCTTTGTTCAAAACAAATGGTATCTTCAAGAAGAGTTTGTAGATTCGATAAAAGACATGATTGCAAATGGATTGCGTCATTTAAAATTTACAGGCGGCGAACCTCTAATGGTTCCTAGCGTAAAGAAACTAATTGACTATTGTGTTGATAACGATTTTGCTAAAAATATTGATCTAATTATAATAACAAATGTAACACTAATAGATGACGACTGGATTGAACGATTTAAAGCATTTAAATTTGTAAACATTATTTGTAGTATAGACGGTATAGGCGATACTTTCGAATATATAAGACATCCTGCAAATTGGAATGATGTAAACAGTAAGTTGCAAAAGTTATCTGATGTACAGACTGCACAGTTAGTAACTTCGATTACGTTTACACTACAAGCATATAACATTCTTGAAATTAAAAATATGGTAGAGTTAGCTAAACAATATAATTTCCATATTAATGTTATTCCATTAGATACACCTGCGTATTTAGATGTGCGAAATGTTCCGCAGGATCTTAAAGATGAAGCATTAAGACAAGTTAATACTTTAAGAGAGTTAGACAATAAAAAGTTTAGTAAGTTTCTTAAAGACGTAAAAAATAAAATTAATCAACCACGGCAAGCAGATATAACTGATGAATTTTTAAAGGTAACTAGATTAAAAGACACATATAAAAAACAAAGTTTTGACACAATGGAAATAGGACAATATTATGATTAAATGCTTTGCAACATCAAACAGTATCACTATTGATGCCGTAGGCACTATTAGTCCGTGTTGTAAATATCGAGGTAACTTCGGCAGTGTAGCATCTTATGAAACCTTTTCAGATATAAACTTTGATACACTAGCTAGCAGTTTAGAACAAGGCTGGGTTCCGGGGTGTAAGTCATGTAGTTTTGACGAAAGTAATAACGTAAGTAGCCGTCGTCAACGATACGAAACACGATTTACTGATGATGATTTTTTATTAGATTTAAGTTTAGGAAACTATTGTAACTTAAAATGTAGAATGTGTAATCATCATAACAGCACAAGTTGGTTTAGTGACAGTATTGCTTTAGATATTCCTAAACATAAGTTAACTAGTTTTCAGCTAGATGAGAAGCAGATTGATTCATTAATTGCATTTCTCTCAACACTTGATAAACGTATTGAGATTGAGCTCAAAGGCGGCGAGCCCTTAATGCACAAGCACTCAAAATACTTTTTCCAACAATTAAAAGAATTATCAAAAATAAAAACAATTAAAATTAATTGTATTACAAACGGCACATTATTTCCAGATTGGTTTGCAGATGCTATTACTAATATCGAAGTTGATTTACAAGTAAGCATTGACGGGTTGTATAATGTATATGAATATGTTCGAGGAGATAGTACACAGTCTTGGAATGAATGTTTAGAAAAAGTAGAACAATTTAGATCGTTGCCAAATATAAAGTTATCTTATAATTATGTTATTCAAAATACCACAGTACATCATGTAGTAGAATTTACAAAATTATTCAGTGAACGAATAAACTGGATAGTACTTAACAATCCAGAATATATGGCAGTTAATATTATGCCCGAATCTAGTAAGCAAAGTATCATTAATCAGTTAAGTACGCTTAACGATGATAAAATTAATAGTGTTATTAATTTGATGAAGACTCCGGTTGACCCTGTATTGTATGAACAGTTTATAACATATAGTGCTAAATTAGATAAACTAAGAAATCAAGATTTAAAAACAGTGCTTCCGCATTTATTAGATAATACAGGAATTGAAATATATGACTCAATCTAAAACATTCTGTGCATTACCGTGGATGCACCTTGCTACTAATGCAAGCGGCAATCTTCGAGTGTGCTGTAACAGTACTCCGGGTAAAAACTTTATCACTAAAAAAGACGGCACCCCTTATAAACTACAACGAGACGACTTACAAGAAGCATGGAATAGTGAAGTATATACTACTATTCGTAAGCAGTTACTTGCTGGCGACCGTCCTGAAATGTGTACACGGTGTTTTAGAGAAGAAGACGTTGGAATAAAAAGTGCTAGACAAAGCTGGAACAGTAAATGGCAAGAAGATAAAGAATACACAGAAGATGCACCATTCGACATAAAATATGTTGACCTACGGTTAGGAAACTTGTGTAATTTAAAATGTCGCATGTGTAATCCGTATGCAAGTAACATGTGGGTTAAAGAATGGAACTTAGTCAACAATGCACTAAGCAAAAGCGAATACGCCAGACTTAGTAATATGAATTGGCCCGAGCAAGCAAAGACTTGGGAAAACTTGTTTAGTATTGCACACACTGTTGACGAAATATATTTAACAGGCGGCGAGCCTACAGTTATTAAAGAGCAACAGAAATTATTAGATTATTTTATCAACAACGGTACTGCAAAAGATATACGGTTAAAGTACAATACTAATTTAGTTAAACTACCGCAGTGGTTACTTGAGCGATGGACGCACTTTAAACGGGTACAACTTAATTGCTCAATAGATGCTACTGGTGCATTAGATCATTATATTAGACATCCAAGTAAATGGGATACGATTGTAAAGAACTTTGAAGCTATTAGACAATTGCCTAATGCAGGTATTGAAATACACTGCACAGTGCAAATGTACAATATACTAAGACTGCCGGAACTAATAGATTGGGCTACACCTTATGGACATAGAATATATTTTAATATTCTTAATCATCCTGAAGAATTAAATATTAGAGTGTTGCCCAAACATCTAAAAGATCAAGCTGCAAAACAATTACAACCGTATTTGCATTTAGATAAGGTGCAAGGTATTATTGATTATATGTATGCCGAAGATTGGAACAATAAATATAGTAAGTTTATGAAATACACAATTGCACTAGATGCAAGCAGAGGTGAAAATTTATTTGACCTAATACCGGAGTTTAAAGATGCCTAAATGCGTACTATTAGATACACACCTTTGTGCAACTCTACCAGGATACTATAAACCATGTTGTCAGTACACAAAGTACGCGGATATATATCAAGATGTGACACTTTCAGAAATGTCTCATAAGGAATATTCACAAACACCTCAATTCCAACAAATTAAAAAAGATATGGAAACTGGCTGGCACAAAGGATGCGAAAAGTGTAGACTTGACGAAACACAGAATGGTATTCAAAGCCTTAGGCAACTATCAAACGAAAACTTTAAAAGTGATCTAGGCATTCAATTTGTTGAAATAAGTCTGAGCAACAATTGCAATTTATCTTGTAAAATGTGCAACACAGACAGTAGTAGTAAGTGGAGTAATTTATATAAAACCAATCCTGATCTACAACATTATTTCAGGGATAACAATCAAGAAATATCAATAGAACGAGTGTTCAACGGCTTAGACCTTTCAAATTTAAAAGTTATAAAATATTTAGGTGGTGAACCTTTTATTACACCGCAGACCAAAGAGTTATTTAATTTTTTAGAAGACCAAAATATTATAAACAATGTTCAACTTACTACAAATACTAACTGCACTTTTTTCCCTCACAAATGGATAAAACAATTATTAAAGTTTAAAAATGTTCTTATAGGACTAAGTCTTGATGGATTTAAAAAGTCTTGCGAATATTCGAGAACTGGTAGTAATTGGGATGAATTAACTAAAAATGTAAAATACTGGGCAATGCTGCAAAAACATCATCCTAAATTTAATATTCAATTCAGTACAACGGTAAACGCACTAACAGTGCATGATTACACTAATTTTATTAATTATGCAAACGAAGTGGGATTAGGATATACACCTTATGTAGTACATCAACCTGCATATTTAAAACTAGAAGTACTTCCGCCCGAGTATGTCAATAGCATAAAAGATGAAAATAACAAGCAATTTTTAGACAATGTTGTGTATGATCCAGAACTTTTTGAAAAGTTTAAAAAGTTTATTGAAACAACTGACAGAGCACAAAATATAAATATTCGAAACTATCTTCCAGAATTAGCAAAATATCTTGACAAATAGGATTTTATAAATGAAAATAGGAATATACGGTTGTAGTTGGGTAGCGGGGGTATATCCAACACATTATAATTTAGCCGAATCGATAGCAGAAAAATGCCCCCACCATACTATTTACGACTACGCTTTTGGTGGGCACAGCACATCAATGATTTTACATTTATTTGAAAAGTTTAAGCATAATCACGACTTTAATATTATAAAGATAACTTCTCCGGGTCGATTGACACTTTTTAATAATTATAATTTTGAAGTAGTAAGAGCATTTAAAACTCCCAACTTTAACACATGGAAAGACGTTAATGACTACGGAAGAAATGTTATTCGTTTAAACTACAATAGTATGCCCAATGATGTCGCGCCGCAATATAGCCTAAAAACTATAAAAAAGTTACACAACCTTTATTATTCTCATACAAATGTTACATTGGCAGAAGATGAATTTGATGCAATTGCATCATACATGATATCATCAGCGGACTTTGTGTACGGTCATAAACACTATACCGAAAAGACTCGTATATTAAAAAAAACTGAGAAGATGATGCCTAATTTTAAGTCATATTTAATAGACAACGGGCACCATTTGAGTAAAGAGGGAATTTTACTTGAAGCAGACTGGATTATTAAAAATGTTATTGACGCAACATGAAATGGATGCTATAATAAATTATGACTGAAGATTTAAAATGGAGTAATTATGATTTTACAAAAATCCCGTTTGACGACATTGTTAGTGTCGGGCAAAGGACTCTTCTTTACCGCGATCTTTTTACTGTTAGTTGGCTATTGGGCCGTTTCTGTAACTATAAATGTAGTTACTGTTGGCCGTACGCTAGATCAGATCGAAAAGACCATAGACCAACAGAACTATGTCTTAAAACAATTGACGAAATAAAAAGGCAGGCACGTGATAACGGGTTTAACAGTTTCCACTTTAGTCTTAGTGGAGGCGAGCCAACGTTCCACCCTGGGTATCTTGATATTATTTCCCATCTTGCTAATGACGTTAATAACACTAATTACACTAGTGTTCATATGACAACAAACATGTCACGTAATATGAAGTGGCATGAAGAATATGTAGAAGCAGTTAAGCCGTTTCATCGTGCTAGTATAACTGCAAGTTTGCATACAGAGCACGTAAACAGTATTGAGAAGATGCAGGACTTTGCTGACAAGCTAATCTTCTGTCAAGAGCATGATGTACAAGTAACTATCAACATGGTTATGGTGCCGGATTGGTTTGAACGTGATTGGGAGAACGCATTGTTTTTTCACGAACAAGGTATAAACGTAACGCTAAAGCCTCAAAGCGACCCTACAGCAAGTCGAGTAGTAGACGGGTATACAGCAGACAACCTAAAGCGTTTACACAACGGTATGCCGCAACGTGCGTACACAGAAAGCAAGCGTAAGTGGGAAGGTCGTCCTAAACCATCGTTCGAGGTGCCTAGAGATATTATGGGTAAGAATGATGCCAGCGTTCCGTGGCATATGCAAGTAGAATTAAAAGACAAAGACGGTAAAAAGTGGTACATAGACCAAGCAGAACGCTTTAATGCCTTTAATTTCAATAATTTTGAAGGATGGGCTTGCAATGCCGGTTACAGCGGACTTATAATACGCGAGCCTGACGGTAGTGTAAAAAGAAGCTATAGTTGCCACGATGCACCCCTTGGTAACATCGAAACAGGTTTTACACTGTTTAAGACGCCTAAGACGTGTATTACAAAGAGTTGTGTATCAAGTGCTGATAGTAAGATACCTAAGAGAAAACATGCGTAGTAGTACACAAATAGAAGAAATTAAAAAAACACATTCTGATCCTGTGCAAATAGTTAACGCATTGGATAAAACTAAGATTAAATTTCTATTAGACTACTATCACAGTCAAGACAAAATAGAAAAAAACACAGGTCCAAAAGTAGTTTATGTAAAAGAAGGAACGGGTATAATTGACGACATACTAATTCCTTTGCGTAAACAATTTGGCAACTTTAAAGTTCGGGCTTGCCATTTTTTTGATGTAGATAATCCTCACATACTACACATAGATGATAGTTACGATTATCCAAACACCTACAAAGCATTTACTATTCCGTTATGGGTAGAAAGCGGTGACTGCAATAAGATTAAACTAGTTATGTTTGATCAATTCTATTACGGCGGCCCTGTAAAGTTTTTTAAAGATGAAATATTTGATAAAGAAGTTATTTTTTACAATAAGCACCTTTATGAATATACTGATGTTGAAAATTTAGTTGACACCGGTATTCCTAAAAATATAAAAACTAAAATGCTTGGACATTTAAAATCTAAATGGCTTGAAGGACTTAGTGTACATTGTTATTTTCCTTGGACTATTGGATCGATAATAGCATTTGATAGTTTAAGAATACACTGTTCTAGCAACTTCAAGAACGCTGGAATAAAACAAAAAATTGGACTAAGTATTTTTACGGAGATTTAAAATGGATAATAGTCATATTGTTACTGCTGAAGAGCAAGCAAAACTAAAAGTAAACTATACTCAATTATATAATGATGGAGTTATTACTAACCCTAAAATTATGGACATTGCATGCGAATTGCAGCTAGATGCTATTGGTGATTTCGTTCCGCTAAAGTTTAAAGTTGACCTAAATGAATTTAGGAAAGAAATTAAACAGTATGACAATATGTGGATACCCTATCTGCATAGAGAAGGATTGCTAAATGATAGACAAGGTTTAAATTTAGTGGGGCTTCCTGGCGATACCCCCACAGATAGTTTAAGCATGCCTGAAGCAATGAGACGAACAGGTCGCGCATTGTCTGAACTTGACTTTGATACTCCTACACAATTGTACAAAGATCTTCCTAGTTTACAGCATATTGTGGACTATTTTCCTAAGTTAGGTCGTTGTAGTTTAGTTAAACTAAACACAGGAGCATGGTTTCCGAAACATCGAGACGGTATATTACTGCAAAGAAGAACATTTAGAATAGTTATATTTTTAACAAATACAAATCATACAGCGTATGAATGGGAACATGATCATCGTATTAGACAAATAGACGAAGGCCGTGCATATTACATTGATACACGTAAAACACATCGTACACATAGTTATACACAAGATAGTATACATTTGGTAATGAATATTCCAAAGACTTACGATAATGTATTACGCATATTAGATGTGTTAGACGCTGGGGAAAGTTAATGATTTATAAAAAATTAGAAAATATAAATTATGCAAGACAAGATTTATTAGATGTTGCAAACAGTCTAAATTACTCAGATGGTTATGCAGAATTAGGTAGAAAAGTACCACAGCAAGTGCATTCGGCTTTCAACATGGACAATCCTTTAATAAAAAATATATTAGACCAATTTGTTATGCCTAAGATTTTTTATTCGTGTAGTTTTATAAGGACCGAAGCACACAGCGTAGTAGGAGCACACGAAGATAGTGCAGCAGGAACTATTAGAAGGACTGTAAATATTCTATTTCCTTTAGATAACTATAATACTCCTTTGGACTTTTACATAGATAGAGAAAAAGTAGACAGTGTTCTTATAGACTATCCTACAGCGTTTGATTGTAGTGTTATGCATGGTTATGAAAATAATACAGATAGATGGAGAAGTGCTTTTATTCTACAATGCAAATATCCTCACACGTTTCAAAAATTAATTTCTGTAGGAGCATTTTAATGTATCCGTTTTATTATTTTCCTAAAATTAAAATACAAGCAGAATCTATCAAAGAGTTTATTGAGTCTGTGCCTGAAGAATATTGGCGAGGCCAAGGTGTCCAAGAGTATACTACTAAAGAAATAAATCCTAACAGAAAAGATTCGTGGTGTTTCTGGACATTATTGCAAAGTGATTATGATTTATTACAGTGCGACGCTATAAAAGAATTGACACAAGGTCTTACAATAGGCTCAAAGAACCTATGGTATACACTTAATATTAAGCGTAGTAGAAATGGGTATCAAAGTGATTGGCGTCCGTTAATGCAACATAAAGCAATATCAGATATTAATCACACATATGATATAATAGTGCCTATACAGGGCGGCTTTATTGAATCTCCTTTAGAAGCATATGATACTGTAAATGACGAATATCATAAATTGGTACCAAAAGGACAAGCATTTATGGTCCCTACTGACGAACAATGGCATTATAGGTGGAAAGAAACTGTTGCTGATTTTAGATATACAGTGCATATAAGGGGAAAACAACCAGTCACGTACGAGGATATGAAACAGTATGCTTAATATTGATTCATTTACTGCTGATAATATAACAGATGAACAACATACAAAATTAATTAAATTGTGTGAAGATGCATATTATTTACAAGAGCCTGCGTATGAAAACTACGATGTAAGTGATTGGCAAAATAAGCCTCATACATTATTAAATTTATTATATTGTAAAAAACGGTTTGAACTGTTTAATATAGTTTCTATAAATGATAAACCGATTGCAATGAGTGGAGCATATGTATACAATGATGTTCCTATTATCGGTGTTCGAGCATTTACACATCCTGATTATAGAGGCGGCGGCAATTGGTGTCAAGCTCGGCACATATTTCCACAACAAATTAAATGGGCAGAACAGTTAGGGTATAACTGTGTTTGGCTGACATTTAATGAATATAATCATCGGCTTGTAAATTTTTTAAAGCGTATGAGCGAAGGCCGTGCAAGCACATTTGGCGGTCCAAGGGCTGTTTACCAAAATTTAAAATGGTACTCTGAGCCTAAAGAAATACAATATACTAATCAGATAGTTGCTGAATTAGATATATTATCATACAACGCTGCACAATCTTCGTAAGATTTTCCTATAAGCGTAATATATGCAAATAGTGATTTGCCGTTTCCGAGTACAGCATGCGGAATACTAGTGTTTAACAAAACTGGTTGATATTGTTTATGTAGAATGGAACAGTGCCATTTGTTACTATCGATATAATTTTGTAAATTTTCATCTTTAAGGAATGAATTTTTAAAAACATCTAGAGAATCTAATTTAGACAAATTCGGCCAGTATGTAAGTCTTGAATTAAAATCGCCGCTTATAGGAAATGCAAAATTACAATACCGTTGTAAGTGTGATTCTTTTTTGTAATATGTGTCTGTGTGGATACGACTTGCACCTTCGCTAGATATAACACTAAAAACAAAATCTTCCAAACCGAAATATTCTTTTATTAGGCTGTCTACATATTTTCTTTTATCGCCCTTGAACATTCGAATCGGTAAACGTAATCGATCGTAAATATCGTTGCGATTGTTATCTAAATAATCGTCATCATCTTCTAAATTAATATTTGAAATTATTTTAGAAAAATCTTCAAATTGCGGATAAGTCTTATAATATTTTTTCATTAATTATTCCATTTATCCAATTTGCTATTAAATCATGTCCTTTGCAACTAAAATGTCCACCACTGTCAATAGTTTTAGATTTTGCTTCTTCTATTATTTCAGCATAATTAAAACAAAAATTTGAATTTTCTTTAATATGTTTTCTATATATATTGTGCTCTATATCGCCTAATTCTCGGCTATAATTTCGATAATACTCTTGACTAAATTTAACTTTTTCTCTATTCGAAGTCCACTGAAATTTTGTTGTACTAGGAGTAATTGTAAGAACATTTTGCTTCATTCTAACTTCTGGGTCTAGTCTCGTATAATTTTGTTTTTTTGTTAGAACTGCATCATCAAAATTAAAATTTTTTATACCTGTATATCTATAAGGATTTGTAATTTGGAATATAATACAATCGGCAGTAACTTTCTTTTTAATTTCTTGTAACAGATAAAGGCTAAAAAGAATATTAGATCCGCCTAAACTTAAATTGTAAACATTATCATTTGGTCGAATATACGATAATTTTTCAGGCCAACTATAATAGTTGTTTTCAGGCATTCCGGCAGTAAAACTACAACCGAGACAAATAATATTCATATTAACGGCCCTTTGTATTTTTTAATTGCTTCTTCTAAAATCTGTTTACTTACTGTATTATCAATATGCATGTATGTCATTAATGCAATTCTATAATTGTTACTTGGATTGAATACATTGTGAGGATGGAAACTATTAAACACATATACCTTTCCTTCTTCGTATTCTTTATCATATGTGCGGAATGCTTGCCCTTTTTTAAATGATGATAAATCTTTAGCATGCATTACGCTATATGTAAATCCTTCAGGAACAACAATTGGTATTTGTACTACTAATCTTTTTGGGTTTTGTTTGTGATGTAGCACATGACTATGCCAATCTAATTTTCCCTTTGGAGCAATCCGCATAATTCTACTACGTTCATTGCTGCTACCGATGTCGTGCAAAATTTGCATTAAATAAGGACAGTGTTTTGCTAGTTCAGTTTCTTTAGGCATCGTATTAGGATATTCTTTGAGTTCGCTCATATCTCCAAATACGCTTCCGTCAATGCTAACTAAACTTGCACCGCTCCAATTTTTTTCATATAATTCTTTTGTTTGAGCATACGATGTTTGATAATTTGCATAGTCAAAGTTTTTGACTTCTTCTAACATTTTCTTAGGATCATATGTAATACCTAAATCTAAATGAGGAATTTTTTGCAATATTTCTAACATAATATTATTTATCATGGTTAACTACGCATATAAATAATATTAGTGCAAACTTCACAATTTGTTAAACGTATCTAACTAAGCGATAAATAATATTATGAAGGATATATTTAGAGCAAATACATCATACTTTCCATACATTCAAGCAATTGCAACAGCAATGATTGTTTATATGGTATTTTTTGCGCCATCTGCAGAATGGTGGTTACTTAGTTTGGCTGTATATTTCTTAACAGGTTGTTTAGGAATTACAATTACATTCCATAGATATTTAACGCACAACAGTTTTAAGTTTCGTTATAAGTGGATGGAGTATTTGTTTACTTTTTTTGGAGCAATCGGCGGCACTGGAAGCAGTATTGGATGGGTTGCAGTACACAATCAACATCATAAACACAGCGATAAAGACGGTGATCCGCACGGTCCTCACTTAGGACTATGGAATGTACTAATACCCAAATACGATTTTGAAATGAACAAATGGGCAGTGCGTAGATTAATTACAGACAAGTTCCATTTGGTGTTGCACAACTATTATTACTTGATATTATTAATATGGTGTGGAGCATTGTTTGTATTAGGCGGAGTTAATGTGCTAATATTTGGCGGAATTATTCCTATGGGAATACAAATATGGGCAAGTGTACTAAGCAATTACGGCAACCATATGTGGGGTTATCGTAACTACGTAACAAAAGAAGATAGTCGCAACACATGGTGGTTAGCAGCAATTACATGGGGCGAAGGTTGGCACAACAATCATCATGCTAAACCTGGACAGTGGAACTTTCAACACAAGTGGTGGGAACTAGACCCAAGTGCGTGGGTAATAAAGCTAGTTAAGGCATAAGCAAATGGTCTTTGAAAGACTTTCATTCACTTATGATATTAATAAATTACACTCATATTTTAAAGATATTGTAATACCTATTGGCGATCCAATATGTCCTATAGCGCCCGGCTTTGGTGGATGGAGTGTTACTAGTAGCAACGGCAACTGGCAAGACGGTTGGCGAAAATCCAATGAAACTGTAAAGCCACCGCATGAGTATAATGTTCCTACAGAATTATGTGTTGGTTATATGAAGGAAGTGTTAGAAGATATTAAGAACAAAGGACTACATCCTGTTAAGGTACGAATAAACAATTTGCCACCGCACAGCAAAAGTAGTATACATCGAGATTATCCTGCTAATAAATTTAAAGCTAGATTGCACATTCCCCTCTTGACAAATAAGCATTGTTGTCATATACTATATAGTGAGACTGGTGTTGAACAATCTCGTATTCATATGGCCGCAGACGGTAGTGTATATATGTTTTGGGCAAATATTAAACATCAATATGTAAATGACTCAAATGAAAACAGGTATCACATAGTAATGGACGTAACTGACACAGTTGGTATAACAGAGAATTTTAAATGTATCACGCAGTAATATTTACAGGTATTGATCTAGGCGAAACTACTTATTTTAGGTCTATTGGTGCTTATCGCATTAGAACAGAACTAGAACAGCAAGGGTATTCAGTAAAAGTTATTGACTATTTTCAAAGTTTAACAGAAGAAGATATCGAACTTGCATTTGAAAAGTATGTAAGCAAAGAAACGCTTTGGGTAGGATTTAGTACTACATTTTTTAACACTAGTGAGCTATTGCAAGATAACACTAAGTTTTACACTAATTTGAGAAACCGCTTTAATGTTCCATTTGTTATAGGCGGTGCCAAAGGAATGGTTGAATTTTTAGACTTTGCTGATATATTTGTCACTGGATACGCAGACGATGCAACAGTTGCAATTACAAATTATCTTGCAGGTAAGGATACTAATTTAATCTTTAAAGATTACAAAGGCAAAAAAATCGTCGACAGTAATCATTCGTATGACAAAAAAGACATTAATAATATTCCAGTAATATGGAAACCTGAAGACGGCATTACTGCACAGCAAAGTTTACCTATGGAAATTGCAAGGGGTTGTATTTTTAATTGTGCGTTTTGTAACTTTCCATTAAACAATAAAAGCAAATTTGATTATATTCGTGCCAAAGAAGACATGTACGCAGAGTTTATGCGTAACTATGAACAATTTGGAACAACTAATTATTGGTTTATGGATGACACCTACAACGATAGTATGGTTAAATTAGAATTAATGCACGAAGTTATTACAAGTTTACCGTTTAAAATTAAATTTGATACTTACATTAAACCTGAATTATTAGTAAGATGGCCTGATCAAATTGATTTACTAATTGAGTCAGGTCTTCGTGGTGCAAGTTTTGGTGTAGAAAGTTATAATAAAGAAACTAGACAGGCAATCCAAAAAGGTGCAGACATTGATAAAGTTCTTGATGCTATTGCTTCTATGAAACAAAAGAGTCAAGAACAAGTTAAAGTTCAAATTAATCTTATTGTAGGGTTGCCGCACCAAAGCGAAGAAAATATTAGAGCAAGTAGAGAACGTGTAGTTGCAGATCCTAATATTGACTTATGGTACTGGTATCCGTTGCTTATACATTCAAAAGAACATCACGAATATCATTCGCCAATCGATAGAAATCCTGAAAAATTTGGATATAAAGTTCATCATCAGCAACGATTGCTTAAAACTACATTAGCTGGCAAAACAAATGCTTGGATGACGGTCTGGAAAAATGATCATATGAATGCAATTAAAGCAGGAAAAATTGCTGAAGATTTACGTAATATGGACAACGAATATCAGAAAGTTGCTGGATGGAGTTGTGGCGGCGTTACTAGCTTAGGATTAGACTTAGATAAGCACTATGCAGATCATAACGGTATGCGTAATATGTTGCCTGCACAGATGTTAAAAGATAATAAAAAGAAAATAATTGATAGTTATATTCAAACTGTAATTAGATAGTCTTTATACTTTTCTAAACTACGAGATAGTATTTCTTTATGTTTTGTTTTATCTAATTTACCAAGTATTGTCATAATAATCTTACGTTGTCCTTCTTGAGGCAAATCAGCAGCATGGTATGCATCGTGGTTATTAATTGCAAACCATTTTGTTAAATTATTAGGATGATCAATGTATAACTTATCTTCTTTGATTGTATCTTTAGTTTTACCTTCTTGAAAATACATCAGCGGCGCATCATATACCATAAACGCTTTATAAGCGCCAGGCTCATCTTCTTCGTCCGGACGAGACCCTACATCTTGATGTAACTGACACGGAATTTTTTGTTCTAAAAAGTTAACATATGTAATATCTGTATATGGTAGGTAGGTGTACAGTATGTCTTGAAAATTAGGAATAACTTTTAAAAATCTATTGCACCAGCCGTAGTCAACATGATATGCAAAGCTAACTAGCCACGGGGCAATAAAGTCTTTTTTATCGTAATTAATATTACCTCTATTCCTATGACGCTTCTCTTCATGCCACTTTATAAATTCTTCTCTATTAAAGTCTAGTGCAGGTAAATCTAAAGGTGTGTATAATACTGTCATGTTAAAACCAAATCTGATATTTGCTGTGCTGTTGCGTACTATTTTCTAGTAAATTAAATAACTTTTCTTCATCGTACTCGCCTATGATTGCGCAGGTAATTCTGCTACCTGTAGGTGAAGTATTCTTATCAAGTCCGTGCCAAGCTCGATGACTGTTAAGCATCCATGCACATTTATCTTTAGGAAATTGTGCATATATTTTTTCATCTCTGCAAAACTCTAAATGATTTTTCCTTTGGATTAATGCATTGCCGTTTTCGTCCTCCATAGTAGCAATTCTAAAATTATTAGGTTCTTTCATTCTACTAAAGTACAACGCATCCTTGGTTTTATTTTTTAGATAAAATCGCATACCCCACATGCTGTCAGGGTCGCTGTGCGGCTCAACTGTAGCACCGCCTATTTGATTAAGAAAACTAATGCTTTTTATTTTTTTAAATGGAAATAACTTAATATATTCAGTAAGTTCAGGAAGTCTTTTGTCAAAGTCACATATCCATGGATTATCTAAATTATAAGTATTCCACCAAATTGCCCAACTGATGTGCCAGCAATACCCACCGTATATGTTTGTACTGTTGACCTTGTTTTGATTGTGCTGTAGCATAAATGCTTTTTGATCAGCATGCCATGAAATAAATTCATCCATATCAACTTCGGGAGGATCGGGCAGTGCTAAAGGTGAAAATATTAAATTACGCCAGTCTATCATTTTCTTCCAAATATCCTTAATTGTATTCTTGGAGTAAAAATTTCTGTTGTTCTATGCGGTAATGCATCATTAAAATACCAACATTTGTATTTTGATTCGTCAACTGTATGTATTTCGTCTCCAACCTTATATTCTAAATGGCCGCCGCCGTCTGAAACATTTAGTGTAATACTAACTCCACCGTTTTTATAATATTTTAAATTATCTTTAAAATTAGCATCAACATGCACAATTCCTTTGCTTGGAGGAGTCTGTCCAACAAGCCTAACACAACTTACATACGTTAAATTTAATTTGTTTACAACTTCTTTAATGCAGTCGGGAGTATCGTCTTTCCATTGCCATAGTTGATCGTAAACATGCCAAACTGGGCGCCTTCCGACATCGGTGTCTACAAATGAATTTTCGATAGTATCATTTACACCCGGCAAGTGTGTAAAGTTATAAGTTACAAATGTTTTATATTTCTGCTTTACTAATATGCCACTTTCGTCGTAGTGAATTACATCTTGATAATCATCAAACACACCATCTTTGTCGTACTTGCTGCGACCTTGAGTGTAAATAACAGTAGCAAGATTGCTACGATCAAAAATACCAAACTCTATAAGTTCGTTATAAATCGTAGTTTGATCAAAGTCAAAATCAATTGGTGAAAATGTATGCATTTGTCCTATCTTAATTATATCACTTTTTCCGGACACGGATCCGAATGGGCTGTACATTTAAAAAGATCTACTAGCAATTCTCTAGGCTCTTGGAAAGCAGAATGTATACGTGCTGCCCAAATTATAAGTAAAGAAGCAAGCGGTCCTATTATACTATTATTTAGCGGCGGCCTCGACAGTGAGTTTATGATTCGAGTATTTACAGAAGCGGCCGTAGAATTTAAAGTTGGAATAATTGACTACAATGGATGGAATACACATGACACAAAATATGCTTACGAGTATTGCAACCATCATAATATTAATCCAATAACAGTTAGTGTTGATATTGAAAAATTAATCTCAAGCGGAGAATTTGAAGATATTGCAGTAAATGTAAAATGCTGCGCTCATCAAATGATACCTGTAATGAAAGGGCTAACATTATTTGATGGCACAGTCATCATGGCCAATGGCGAACCATATTTTAAAAATTATGAAGGTAACTGGGTTTGGCAAGAAACTGAAAAAGTAAATGCATACAATAACTTTTATAGTAACTACAATATAAACGGTACTCCTGATTTTTTACGGTATACTCCAGAAATGGTATTGGCATTTACAAATGACTCTTTAGTTAAAGACTTAGTAGCTAATAAATTGCCAGGAAAACTTAGCACAAGAACAAGTAAAATTAAAATTTATAGCGACAGTTTTAATTTTATTCCTAGAGAAAAATACACTGGCTGGGAAAAAATACAAGAAACATCTTGGCACGAAAAAGCCTTGAATATTACATCAAGTCTTCAAGAAAATTACAATGGAGTATTTGAACTGTCTATTGACGAATTAATTAATTGTTTAACTCGTTTATAGCTTCTATACGAGGGTGCGAAATATCAGTGTCTTCATTAGATGCCGCATACGCAGCAAACTCTTCAAAAGTGGAAGAATCGATAGTATGCTCGATGTAATCGTCGATTGTAACTAAAATATCAATTGCTGATTGTACATTGATTATCGAAGTATCGCTATCTAAAAACCAAACCAAATTTGCTTTTCCGTCTTCGATAAAATAACTTCTAAGCCATACATCACCGTTATTAACAGCAGTACGCATTGTATTAAAGACAGAAACAAATTCGTCTTCTGTCAGTTTGTCTAGTTTTGAAGTATAAAATTCTTCAATAGTATTTGCTAAACTAGAAAATTTAAAACTTACTTTTTTCATTATGTGGGTGCTCCTGTAGTATCATATTTAATAACTAACAAAGTATTTATCAATAAATATTTGCATGACATATTTTTTATTACCTGACTTAAATTACGAAAATGAACGCATTGAATTAGAGAATGTAATGAAATCATACACCGAATGGTCTTATTATGGAACTGGAAGATTCAAAATACACATAGGGTTTCCAAAGCGCGAAACAATAATTCCTATCGCAATCAAATTTAAAAATCCAAAAACTCTTTTTAAAAAAATTGAATTTAACATGGTCAAGGCCAATGGCATAGTGGCTCCCCACGCAGATCATGATAGATTTGTTACTATGAATTTACCAATTTGCGGAAATTTTAAAAATAGTACAGTAGACTTTTACGAAAATACAACTAATTCACCGCCGACGCACACATCTTCTCTTAACTTGCCAGATGGTACATCTGTAGAAGTAACTACTGCTAGGTCCTGTGCGTCTGCTGAGTTAGTGGAATTAGTTTCATATGAAGTACCAATATGCTTTGATACCCAAGTTATTCACGGAGTAACTAATTCTACAGCCGATGATAGATATATATTGTCTTTAAGTTTTAAAGAAGAATTTACATATCAGCGGTTAAAAGACATGTATGAATATGGCGATTTGTTAGTATAATGTTTTCAAGCAAGTTGTATAAAACTGTTTTTAATTCACTACCAATTAAGAAAATTGCAGAAGATTTAAAAACTATTAATAATAAAGAAACATTTATATATGAAGACGATCAGTCAACAGTAAGAAGCATATTTGCTCCTCACTGGGTTGACAATACGTTAAAAGAGTTTGTCAATAACAATCCTATGATAGATATAGTTAAAGATATCTTAGAAACAGATGTTTATACTCATCAAGTGCATTTTAATTATAAATCCGCAAACATAGGAGGCGAGTATGCATGGCATAGTGATTACACTTTTTGGCAAGCACACGACGGTATGCCGGCTCCTAATGCATTAAGTTTATTATTCTTGTTAGATGACATGACATTAGAAAACGGCCCCCTAGAAGTATTACCGGGCAGTGAAAATTTTCTTGTTGAAAAGAAGACTAAAACTTGGACTATTAAGCATGATGCTAACGAAACAGACGGTATGATAACCGAAAATATGGTGTCTATGACTGGATTACAGCGTCACACAGTGCTGGGCGAAGCAGGAGATGTGTATGTGATGCATGCTAATATGTGGCACACTAGCGGGCGTAATACAAGCTCTAAGGACAGGAATGTGTTGTTTATATGCTACAATTCTGTTGATAATAAGACTACAAAAACAGATAGACCTAATTACATAACACTAAGAGACTTTAGTCCAGTTTAGTTATTATTATATCGCTTGCTATTGTTTGCCATTTATCATGGGCTTCGGTTAGTGTAGCACCTGATGTAACGCAAAATCCTTTAGATCCCATTAGCATATCCATGCGTGTCAAATAGGACTGTTCTGCAGGCAATGTTAATTCATCAGCAAGTGTAGCATCGCCTCTAAATTCTACTTTATGTTTACCCTTTGCTACATCAAAATATTTATAAACTACGCACTTATCTAAATGCACTTTTGTTTTATCTTTGTATAGTAAACTATCTACAATAAGTTTGTTATAATCAATGCCTGCACTGTGTTTAATTAACACTTGCGCACTTACACTTAGTCTAGGACTAAAATCTACCAAATAAAATTGTCCATCTCTACCACTTATAAAGTCAGCCATCCATGCACAGTTAGTTAGTTCTAAACCGTTACTTAACTTTTCTATTTGTTCTTTTATAGGATCTGTATTTTTGTAATAACTGTTGAGCAAAAATCCAGTTTCTGCTCTGTATGGTAGATCACTTGATTCAATAGTGTATACACAATCAAATAATATATCACCGTCTACAATTCTACCAGCACAACTAATAGTAGGTCCGTCTATAAAATCTTGGAAGATGTAATGCTTGCCTAGGTCGTTATACTGTATATCTTCTCCAGAAGCAAAAAAGAAATATTCACTGTAGTCATTTAATACCTTGACCCCAATACTTCCTGTACCGTTTACTGGTTTAGCAATAATAGGGTAAGTCACTTGTTTGATATCAGTATACGTGTTTGGAACTGTTACTCCTACACTTTTTGCAAAAGCAGTATACGCTTGCTTACTAGATAATATGTTGCATTGTTTATCAGTAAATCCTAACTTTTTATACAAGTAAGGAAAAAGCATGTCGTTATACAGTGGAAAAATAAGATCGATATCTTGATAATAATTAAATACTTCGTCTATTATTTCTTTTCTATCAGATTTGTAAATATCTAAATTTTCAATAATATTCAAATGTATGTTTGGAGAAATAGTTTTTGCAAACTCCATACCTAGCGCTCTCCAAGAATATAGATTATGTTCTTTTAGTTCTTCTACAGCATATCTTAGATTGCTAGTTTGATAATTTAATAAAATATTAGCCATAGGTTGGAACGTTGTCTCTAAAATATTGATATTTTCTAGTTACAAATCTAATTAGTACATCATACGGAACGGGAGCTTTTACTAAACAATCGTATAATGGAATACCTGATTTACATCCTTTTTTAATGATTGCTACATCATGTAAATTATAATCTTCAAATACCTCTATATAAGGAACAGCAAATCTACCTACTCGATCTTTGGTTATAGTAGTTTCTACACTTTTCTTATTTTGAACTTTAATTTTTCGATGATCTGAAATAAACCAATGCCCCCATATTCCTTGTTCTTCACAATCCGTAAGCACACTCCTAATTAAATTTTTAGTTGTTTCTATATTTTGACGAAGGCTGCTGCTGGACGCACTAATTTGTGTATCACCGTATCTCCAAGGCATATTTCTAACAGGAGTATGATTTGATGCCATTGTCATCAAAAAATTACTATTTTCGTCTACAGCAGCATAGATGTTTCTCTGTTCATTAATCCATTCTATATTATTCCAATAGGGGTCGTTGATAAGGCCTTTAGCAGTAAGTTGTGTAGTTGTAAAATTATAAAATTGATCTTTGTAAGTTTCATCTAATTTAATAACTTGCATTTTAATATCCGTATTCGTTTAATTTAATGTGTTCCCAGCATGGTGCAATCATACCATCGCTTGTTAATCTGCCACGATTCATACTTCCATTGATGCCACCGTCGTTTAACTCGTCTTCCTCATTCCAATTAATTAAGCGTATGAATACACCTCTATATTCAAATAGATAACTTTCACCGTAGTTATTTTTAGTAATTTTATTTGTTCCAGATTCCACTCGCTGCGCTTTAATAACACTCTTTGGAATATCTAGTTGACTACTTGCAATATCAACTAGTTCTTCAAAACTCATAGTATGACCTTGCATATAACGGCCTAAGTCTCCAATATTTTTAACTCGTAAAACAGGAGTAACTTTGGGTTTATATTTTTCGTTTAAGTCGGCAACAATGTCTGCTTGTCTGCGTAGCGTATGTTCGTTCACACCTTTAGCAATAATAGTTCCAGTGTTAATAATAAATCCGGGAATCTTAAAGCAATTTTCTAATGCTTGCATTTTAAGATCGTGTGCATGACTGTGATTGTCAATTTTTTCATATATGCGTTTTTCATCTGCGCCGTTCATGCTTAGTAATATCATGCGTAACCCTGAATCTCGGAGTTTTTGACAATATTTTAAACTTGCAAGTTTTAATCCGTTAGTAGTTACACTAGGCTTATGACCATGATCGAGAACTTTGCGTATGATATCGGGCAAGTCTTTTCTTAGTGTAGGCTCTGCACCTATTAATCGTATGTATGCTCGCTCGGGTAATTTTTCTAACACACTATACAACATATTTTCATCCATGTCTGGAATAGTTCTGTTAGGTAGATAACAGTTAAAACAATCCATATTACACCGATGTGTTAGATCTACAAAAATTACTTTGAAATGATTATCTTCTGGTTTAAGTTCGTAGTAATTTATTTTTTTCACACCGAGTCTCCTTTAAGGAATATATATTTTATAATTGGCGCCCCAATATCATATTCAGTCCACTTGCCTGTAAATCCTGAATCCCAAGAAGATGGTTTATAATGATGATTATTATGATTACCTTCGCCCAGAAACAACAAGTTAACCCAAAAGTTATTAACGCTTTTATCGTCAGTATCAAAGTTCCTATAACCATACTTATGTCCTGTTATAGTACCTAACACCATAATTGATACAGAATAACCAAGTGGCAACAAGTACATAACTACAAACAAATACGGATCAATTAAAATTAATAGTGCGGAATACAAAAATATAGTCGGCCAATACCAGTTATGAAAAAATCTAGCTGATTTGTTTTTTAATAGATCTTTTGCTACGTTTAAATTAAAATGTTCTGTATCGTCTGTTTTAATTTTAAGTGTAAGTATTTCAAACAAACTTAATTTAGTAGAGTCATTAGGATCGCCGTCTTTGTCACTAATATTATGATGTATTCTATGATTAATAGCAAAATAAATTATACTACCAGTATTACTTAGTGTTGCAAGGAAAGCAAGAATCCATTCGCGTTTTTTGCCTGTGTTAAATGCACGATGTGCAAAATATCTATGTTGTGCAATGCCGTGTCCTACTTTTGCAATTAATATACAACTTATAATTGATAATGCAGTATAGTATAATGGAAGTGTTGACAACAAATATATACAAAATGGTATGCTATAAAATGCTAACACATTTACAAGTCTCCACAATGTATCATTATGGTATGCTTTAATTTTCATTTTTAATAATCCTAACTATAGGTGACATCGGGTCGTATGTTCCAAACTTCCACGCTTTTGAATCATTATGATGATTTAAATGATAGCTTTCGCCGCTTGTAATTAGATTAAGCAATGGTATATTATGTGGTTTACCACCAATGTGATTTATACTATTAACAATGCCCGTAGCATAAAACACGTATGCAGCAGGAATAGAATAAAGGTATGCAGCGTATACAGGTCCAACTAACAGAAGCAATGCTACTATAAATGCAAATAGGATTAAAAAATAATATTGATGCTGCATTTTTAGCTTATTGTCTTTTAACATATCTTTTATATACTTTAATTTTATTTCGTAACGCTTCCAAACGTGTATTAGTGTCCTTAATACACCATTATACTTTGGACTGTGCGGATCGTTTTCTGTATCACTGTTAGCATGATGCTCTCGATGAACTCCTACCCAAGTAATTGCACTACCAAGACTTGCATAATGACCAATTGCTAATAAAGCGTATTCAAAAAATTTATTGGTACTGAATGTGCGATGTGCAAAATATCTATGGTACCCTATACTAATTCCAACACCGCCTAGCGTAAAGCCAATAATATACGACAACAACAGCAAGTTCCATGAAAATGCTGTGTATAGTGCATAACCACCTAAAAGATGATTGAATACAAGTAATCCTCTAATTTTAACGTTATTGCTTATATCCAAAACTGTGTTCTCCATAATTCACGCTCACCTTCAAAGGCGTGCCGTCTGTGCATAACGCGAATGTTATCGTATATAAGTATGTCGTTATCTTGCCAATTGTGTTTATAAATTTCTTGTTGTTCGCAATAATCTACCAAGTGTGCAATATCAACATCTGATTGTAATGTCCCAGGACTAAAATATAAAACTTTATTTCCAGTAATATGATGTGTATGTGCAAACTTTCTTGTGACTCTAGCTCTTTCAAGTATCTTTAGCATACGAGGAGTAAAACAACTTTCGTGCAGGCCCTGTGGCGGAAAGTAATCGCCACAGGTATTCTCTAAGTATTCTTTGTCTAAATACATGTTGTATGCTTGCTGCATGTCTACAAAATCTGTAGTGCTTAGATGTCCGTTCTTATTGTTATAAAGAACCGTTCCAAAATAATCTCCAGAACCATAACTCCAATCATTGTGCCAGTCAACATCTGTATTACTAAAAAGTCCTTTATCGCTTACATATTGTACATGGCGATCGTCATCTAATGTATGCTTTTTAGCAATAAGAGCCTTGCCTAATTTTGATGTTATCTTTTTATATTCGTCAATAGACAGTGCATTTTTGCAAGGTATGTATAACAGGCCGTGGGTTAATAGATCTTTTTTAAGATTTTTTGAATCTATGTCTTCATATTTAATAGTGTAAGGAGTCATTAAGTATATTACTCCAATCTGAACACATGCGATGCAGTAATCTCTTTCCTGTATCGGTTCCAGGACGTCTGTGTAATGTTACTATTTGATCCATCCATACAATTTCTCCGTCTTTCCACATATGTTTATATACATACTTATCCTGCCACAGATGGTTAACAAGTGTTGTATATAAAGATTCAAATTCTTTTTGTGAATATCCTTTGAATCCTACAATACTTGTCCACGGAAAATGCATACCGGTCATGCTATTTGGAGCAGTTGCAATAACTGGCATCTCAGCCCCGTCGTTAGGAACAAGGTGCATCTGTGTAATAAGAGCTTGTGAATCCGACGTGCCCTTGCAAATTTTATCTTTATCAAAGCTGTGAATAGCAATAAGTTCTCTAACTTCTGATTGCAATTCTTGACTTAGGTCGTTAAACGCATCTACAGTTTGCAAAAATTCTGTGCTAGATCCTTCAGTGCCTTCTACACCTTGAAGCCCAATTAGCGGAGCATACCCACTATTGTCGCTTTGTTGGTTGCTGTGCCATTCAAGTTCACCGTCAGCAAACATGCCTGTTCGTCTACCTTTTTCGTCCTTGATGCCTGTAACACGAATCATGCCTCGTAAATCTTCAAGCCCACCCCGCATTTTTTTAATGTCACTTAACGTTTCAGCAATAAGTTTAGTCATGCCTTCTTGCTTAATGAGTTCTTCTAGTTTAGGTCGTGCATTTGATACAACTGGGTTGCCCCATAGAGATTGTATGTAATGATATCGTTGCGGACTTATACTTGCACCTTTAGCGTCAACATAAACAACTAGTTCATTAAAAACTAATGCACCTAGATCCATTAGGTCTAAATCACTTGCAGTGTTGAGATCGATATCAATGGCTTGTGCTCCTAAAGAACCAAAACCGGGCAGCTTAATAGTTTTCATTTTTCCTCCAATAGGTATGTTAGTGTGTTTGATATATTGTTGTACTTATCGCAAAAGATCACCTTTGAACCAGCAAATTGATCCGTCATTTCATATGCAATAACTACGCATCTATCACCAATTTCACCTAGCCTTGCTCCGCCGCCATTCAATTCAAATGATCCTAGCGGCCCAGGAACAGTGTAAGTTGTCCATCGATGACCGTTGTTTAGATTTACAATATCTACTTTTTGATAGTGATCTATACCTGATTGCTCTAATAGATGTGAACAGACAGTTACACTACCGTGGTAGTCAATTGATTTAGCAGTGACATTTATGTTATGAATTTTTGCATGTATATATTCTTTCATAGCATTATTATAACAACTTATTACGATGTTGTCAACCTATTAGATTGATGCAATTTTAATATATCTAAATAGTTTAATGAAGTATTAAATCCAACGCCTAATATTACTCTATCTTTTTTTGAAAAATTTGCAACATTATGTATAGATTGATTATTTAAACATATAGGCGATGTATAAGATACTTTCTCTATTAGTACAGCACCTGGATATCCTCCCCCACCAACAACAATTTCACCTTCAGATGAATTAACAATGTTAGGTACAAAACGAGTACCTTTGTTGTAAAATCCAATATATGAGTTTTTAAAATCTCCATCGATTGGAATATTAATAGCTGCATTACGATTGCTATCAATATGTGGCATTACTATAGTACCGGACTGTGTGTACATTAATTCAAAATTACTTATAATATTAGGGTCTTGGAATTTGTTTAATACTTCTTGTAATTCCGGAACTAATGATAAATCTACATTACACATAAAAAGACGCTTCCTTTTCATACCGTAGTATCGAAAGCGCCTTTTATCTATAGACAATAATGATTGTTTAAGTTTTTTAGATATTTTAAAATTTTCTAATATAAAGTATCTATCATGCATTTGATATTAGTTTAAGTCTACCCAAGCACTACCATTATACCCTTGGAACTTAGTATTTGTTGTATTAAATACCATCATACCTGCTTCTGGAGCAGTAACAGCAGCATCTCTTGCAGCAGCATCAGCATATGATACTAGTTTTGCAGGACCAAAAAATTCAGTAACTTTTTGAGCTTGTTTTGCTTGGAGGATTACCTCAGCACCGCCGGAGGAGTTACCAACAAATATTTCAACATTAGAAGGTATATATGCTGCTTGTGGAGTACCTGCTACAGTTGCTTTAATACCGCCTGCTACTCTATAAGCAGCTCCATTATAACCTGTTAATAAGTATGAACCTAAACCGTCTCCGTTTTGGATTGGAGTAGGCGCAGCTTTTGTTCCTCTTGATCTACTAATTGTAGAAATAGTGTTGCCGGTACCGTCAAAATGACCACTTAGCACAATGCCTGCTGAATTTTGTACACCTGTAATAACAGTCACTTTGCCATCGGCGACAAGCGCAGAACTGCTTCCTACTTGTAACGGTCTAGAAATAATAACACTGCCAGCAGTATCTTCGGTTGTTATAATTAATAGTGAACTGTCTACATTGTCTTGAAGCGATATTATGTTTCCATTGCCTGTCCCACCGACACGAATATTTGCGCCTTGTGTATATGTTGAACTTGTAGTAATAACATTACTAACATTAACAAGTACAGTGTTGTTTATACCGTCAACAATTAATGTACTATTATCTCCAAACACACTTCCAGACAAATCTCCATCAAATGTACCAGTATGTGCTCCGTTAGCATTTCCAGTTAAGTTGCCAGTTACGTTACCAGTTACGTTACCAGTTACGTTACCAGTTACATTAATTATAGCAGTGCCAGTTAATGTGCTTGCAAGCAATGTTCCAGCAGTTGCATCAAAAACTACAGTACTATCATCTGCAATTAGACTAGCATTAATTCTGTTAGCATTAAGCTGATTTTCAACATTGAGTTGACTAATCCATACTTCGTTAAATTGTTTTGTAGGAGATCCTAAATTCCAAGTAATGTCCGCATCTGGTACAAGATGTCCTTGTATTGCTCCACCAAACACAACAATATCACTACCAATACCGTCACCTAGGTTAATATTTCCTGTAGCAGTAATAGTACCGTTAATGTTAATATTACCAGTACCTGTAATATTATTACCGTTTAAGTCTAGTGTTCCGCCTAGTTGCGGTGTAGTATCAGCTAGTAGTGAATCAATTGTTCCTGCAATGCTGGTAATACCGCCAGCAGTGGCACCGTCACCTACGTATAGCTGTTTTGTGTCTGTTGTATATACTAATTCACCTGCTAAGGGGGTGATTCCTAATCTTTCTGCATTAGTACCGCGTCTTACTTGTAAGGCCATCTATAAACTCCTGGATAGTATTGTTATTAGTATTTATGCCTTTGACAGAAAGATTACTTGCGTTTCTTCATAAACAATGCGGTTCGTCTTTTGATATCGTACTTAACTTTTTCAGTATCCAGTCTGAAATCAATGCTGTCGATAGCATCTTCATATTGCTCGAATAGTTCTTCTAATGCTGATTCGATATTTATGTTCTTCTTTTCGCGAGATTTTTTAACATCAATTTCCCAGATCTTTCCATCTTTAAACTTGACATTAATGCTGTGCAAATATTCAATTGGCACAACATCAATCTCAATTTCGCCGAAGATTTCAGGCCATGTGTTAATAACAGCTGGAGGAAGCTTCTTACTCTTAGGCACTCTCGGCAGTTTTCTTGGTTGCTTTTTTAGTAGGTACTAATTCTTCTGCTTGTCTACGTAAGTCTGCTGCTTCTTTGCTTAGTCGATCTGCATCACTCCGGAACTTTTTAGCAAGCATATCGTCAGTAATTATACCTTCATTAGACATAGTAACTTCGTCCATTGCTGCCATAGTTGGAGTAACATATGCATCAGCTGCATTGGTTACTCCTGTGTTTGCTGCTGGCTTAGCACCACCTAGCGCAAGATCTGCAACAGTTACACCTTTTTGCTGGGCAATAATATTGTTTAGTTCAGCTAGGTTAATAGATGCATTATTATTAGGAGTCATTTCTACTAAGTTAGTTGCAACTTTTTGCATACGTCCAGTAGTATGGAAACGAGCAAGCATATTACTACCATCGGACAATTGTGATCTTGCCATTGCTTCGCCTAGTTCGTATGAATCTTGTGCAGTTGCTGAATTAATCAAGTTAATAAGCGAGTCATGATCGGCTGCTTCTAAACTTTCAGTTAATACTATGACACAGTTTTCTGGTTCACCGGGTACTACTCGATATACTACGCCGCATTTTTTTCTAGTTTTAGCAATGCGACCTACGTGTTTTGTATCAGCCATTGTTATTCTCCTTTAGCTTGTTGTGCTTGTACTGCACTTAGAAAGATTTCTAATTTGTTGTATATAGTACCAACAGAAACCATTTCGTTAGGTTTAAATGCACCACGTTGACTTGCTACGTCAATAATTTGTTTAAGTGCAGAAAGGTCATTAACAGTCAACTCGGGTGCTGCTGCTGTTGTTGTTTCTGTTGCCTCTGCTTCTTTAACTTCTTCAGTCATAATTTTTCTCCTGTTATGTAAGTTATACTATATTTAATTATATTTTAAATACGGACATGCCAAAGTGAAATAAGAAAGCTCTTTAGCTTCCTCAAATCCTACCTTGGTCATGTTTTCAATGCTATTAGTGTTAGTAACACCAATAGTTTTTCCTACATAGAATCTACCCTTAAGGTTTTGTTCTATCCATTTAACTAGACTTTGTTCTAAGTTATATCTAGTGGGCAATAAAATGTATTCAAAGTACGGAGCAGGTAAATTTGCTCTCCGTACTTCAAAAAAGTTTAGTGCATTAGGCTCTTTAAGTTTCAAGCCGCGTCCTCATAGTGTGCTGTTAACCCAAATGGTGCTTGTAAGTTCTTATCGCGATGACTGTGAATAATAAAGATAGTATCGCAGTAACTTTCATCACCCCAGCTATCCCAAGGATATCCATCTGTAAACATAATAAACTTCTTAGGCTGGATATCATTGTACTTCATGTACGTCCAGTTAGCATCAAAGTCAGTACCGCCACCGCCTTTGATCTCATAGTCCATCAAATCATCGCCACCATCTGCACTAAAGTCTTGCTCGTTATACACTTTAGTATCAAAGCACCACAATTTAATATTGTAGTCTTTGTACTCGTCCATAATGCCTTTGATCTCGCTTAGGAAGTCACGTGCTTGATCGTCACCAATCGAGCCACTCATATCAAGTGCAATACAAATATCAATAGTTTCGTCAAAGTTCATGCCCGGCAAAATAGCACCAGTCATCTGTCCTTTACGGCTTGGGCGACTAAACGTGTAATCGTTGCGTACAGTACTTTGAATTTGCTGACGTAGCATTTCACGCCAGTTCATTTTAGGCTCAGTGAGTTCTTTGATCATACGCTGTATCTCACCTGGCGTATTACCTGCACCTGATGTTTGTGCTGCCGAAATCATATTTTCTTTGATCTCGTCTTTGATCTTTTTAAGCTCATCCTTAGAATATGTAGGACGGCTTTTGCTTTCTTTACCGTCTGCTCCGTTTCCGTTAGAATCTTTGCCTTGACCTTCGTCGCCTTCACCTTCCCAGTCGATATGCTCGTCTAGCAATTCGCCTAGCTGTTTAAGAAACTCTTCACCGTTTTTCTTAGCATCTTCTAGGATATCGTCGTATACGTCTTCTGAAGACCATTTATCATATTTAAAGTCTTGATAGCAATCAATAAACGTAGGTTTAGTACCAATACGATCTCGTACAAGCAAGTTGTTTACAATATAGTCTGCGGCAATGTTATGAATTCTTGGAATTCGATCTTCTCTACGAGTTAAGTGATCAAATACACAGTGAAGAATTTCGTGTGCAATAACAAACTCAATTTCTTTGTTAGACATCTTATCAAAAAATTGAGTATTAAAATACAAATTACGTCCGTCTACTGCGGCTGTGCCTAACCAATCATCTGCACTTTTGATCTGCAAACGAGTTGCCATATTACCAAAAAATGGATGATTTAACAACAAACCAACACGAGCTACAATAATACGATCAAGTACGTCAACTCGCATTACTTTAAGTTCTTCTTCAGTAAGCTCTTTAGGTTCCCAGTTTTTCTTGCCTTTGACGCTCATTTTGCATTCCTTTTTAACTGTTATGTATATATTATATATTGTTTTACAGGAAAAGTCAAGTGAAAATGGACGTTTTTATTGAGAACGCCCAAACTCTTTTATGGTTACGCTTGTTGTGCGGCTTTAATGTACTTGCCAAATCGTGCATGGAACTCGTCAAAGCATTCTACTTCATCTGGATCAATAGGCAAAGCATATTGTGTAAGAGCAAGTTTAATACCCATAACAACAAGTTCAGTTTCAAAATTATCCATTGCAAAGCGTAGGAAGTTATTTACTTTGTTATCAAACCCTTTGTCGTTCTTATCGCATGCTTCTTTTAGTTCGTAGCAGAGTGAAACAGTTAAGGAATACATAGCACTGATTTCTTTTGTCTTCAACTCTTTAACTTTACCAAGCAAGATGTCTGTTGGGTTAGGCATTTTTGATGCCACTCGGCGGTGTGCCATAAATTTCACAGCAAGTCCTTCGCCTACTGCACCACTAACCAAATCAGTAGTAGTGTTGTCATCGTCGTCATCTTCAAGCAACTCACTAACAAACGTCCATGAACGGGGAGTGGCAAAGCTACGGCTTGGGCTCTTAGGATCAAAATCGTACAAGTCTTTCTTTGCAAATGTCAAGTAACCTACAACATCGCGGTGAATCTTATTAGCAACTGCCCACTGGAACCAGTCATCAAAGTTAACAGCAAGTTCCAAGTGTACAAAACGATTAGCCAACGGAGCAGGCATGCGATAAGTAACACCTTTGTCAGCTTCGCGGTTACCGGCTGCAATAATAAGAACATTATCTGGCAATGTGTACTGGCCAACCTTACGATTCAAAATCAACTGATATGCTGCCGCTTGTACACTAGGAGCTGCCGAGTTCATTTCGTCTAGGAAAAGAATAATAAACTTGTACTTTGCTGCCATTTCTGCATCTGGAAGCTCGCTTGGAGCACCCCAAACCATTTTATTCTGAGTTGGATCAAAATATGGAATACCTTTAATGTCTGTAGGTTCCCAAAGGCTCAACCGAATATCAATAACGTGAGCTTCCATTTGCTCACCAATCTGATGAACAATATCTGACTTACCAATACCCGGAGGCCCCCAAAGGAACAGCGGACGCTTTTTCTTAAAAGCACGTACAATGCTTTTCTTTGCGCTGTTAGGAGTAACGGTACGAAGTGCGGAGTTTTCCATTTTGTGTTCCTTAAAACTTTATCAGTGCCTAATTTCTAACTATGTATATATAATAACACCGATAACAGCAAAGGTCAACCACTATTGGCGCCTAGATCGCCTTTTTTATGTCTGTTTAGTGCTTTTGTTAGTCCATACTTGCGTATGTCTCCACTAAACAGGTGTAATTCCATGGCCTTCTTTTCGTTCGTAACAATGATACCATGCCTACCTAAATAGTATGGACAATCAATAAAGTTGTCCATCCAAATTACTACATTAGTAGTAAGTTCAAAATCTCTTGGATACGGAACTTCATAGGTAGTAAGTTCTATATCTTCTGTAATAAAGCGGAAGCCTTCGTCGGTAAGACGCAGTCCGCCTGTATCTTTTGCTCGAGTATTCTTCCACCACACAGGAAAATACTCCTTTACAGCAGACTCGCCAATACTTTTGTCAGCAGCCCTAAGAAATATTTTAGTGTAGGTTTCTTTCCAGTTCATTCGACGATTGTTTCACCTGAGGTAAGTTTAACCACAGTAAATTCGTCACTATCAAACAAATTGTTTAATTTTTTTGCTAGATTAAGTGCATGTCCGGGATTTGAAAAGCTAGTCTTTTTATACTTAGGTCCCGGATAGCTAGTAAGCATGTTTGCGCTTTTAAGATTAAAGGGTTGATTTTGAAAGAACACTGCCCAGATAGCATCAGACTGCAAAACTTGCTCAGTTTTATACGTCTTCTTATCTATATATTCTCTTAATATGGTTGGCTTTGGTCT